CGCAGTTCACCGTTGACGAAAACGGCGTCTCCATCGGCTGGGAAGAGGTTGCTGCGATGTGGAGGTCGCGCGCCACACATGCGGAGGCCCGCGCCGAAAAGGCCGAGGCCGAGCGGGATGAGGCGCTACGTCAGATGGCCGTCTACGCCCGAGAGGCCGGACTTGCGACCGGCAAGCTGGAAACCTCCGAAGCGGCTGGCATCGTAGAGGGGTGGAAGGAGCGCGCTGAAAAAGCCGAGGCCGAGCGAGACGCGGCGCGGGAGGCGTTGAGGCCGTTTGCGGAGGTGGCTAAGGCCGAGACCAAGCGCGCGGCAGGATGGAGCCCCGGAACATACTGGTCAGCCCCCATGGAACACTTCCGAGCCGCCTCTCGCGCTCTTGGGGGTGGGGAGTGAAGGGCTGTGCAGTCTGCGACGGCGGCTGGCAGAACTACTGGCGGATCGTGCTCAGCACCCTCAATGCCAAGGTCTGCGACGTTCATCTGGCGGAAAACGCGGCGTCGGGGGCGACCCGCTTTCAGGATGGAACCACAGATCGTCTACCAAGTCCCCGGGAGGAACCCGACCCCACACACGGACGGAGGGAGTGATGCAGCCCCAGATCCGCAGATGAGCAAATGGCGGCCTCTTGTCCCGGTGCTTCGTGATCTGCGGGCCCAGGGCCTGACCTGCGCGCAGATCGGGGAGCGGCTAGGCGTGAGCCGGGCGGCGGTGGCCAAGGCAGTGTGGACTCATGTCTTGGGAAACGGGCACGGTAGCGGCACGCACGAGCGAGAGTGGAAGGGAAGCCGGCACTACCGCTCCACGGACGATAGTTCTTTCATTGAGACTTGGACCGATCGCAAGGCCCGTCTGGCCAAGGAGCGCGCGAAGTGACCACGAGGCAGAGGGAGCCACGCCGGCGGGACCGGGACTATATGGGCTGGATTGCCAGATTGCCCTGCGTAGCCTGCGCCGTTGGCGGAAGGGCCGTGTTCGGCGTGGAGGTTGCCCATTGCGGTCTGGCCATCGCAGCGCACGGGTGGCGCGGCGCCGGGGTGCAAGAGAAGGCGGACGATCGGAAGACTCTTCCATTGTGCCCCAGCCATCACCGAACGGGCCGCGACGCGGAGCACAACGGTCAGCGGCAGTTCTGGGACCGGCTGGGGATCTGCCCGGCTTGTCTCGCGCAAAGCCTAGAGGCTTGTTACGAGTCAGGGACGCCGGGCGTGGATGCCATATGGTCTGCGGTTAGGAGCCGCCGCCGTGATGGTGGACCGACTTGCTGAGCACGAAAAAGCCCGCGACGGGGAGCCGCGGGCTTCTGTCGTTCTGGTTAGGAGCCGGGGTTAGGAGCCGATCGCCAGCCGGATCACCTCGCTGGCCGGGGACGTGCCGTGGCGGATGTGGGTCCGCAGCGCGTCGATGATGCGCCGGGAAAAGTCCGGGCCCATGCTCCGCTCACCAGACATGAACTTCAGGGCGTTCCTGTGATTCGTCTGGAGGAAATCGGCCATGGACTCGGACCCCGCATCGAACCGGGAACCCCAGAGGATCCGGGCCGCGACGCAAATCTCCTCCGGGGACAGGCGAATTTCTGCGACGGGGAGCGTGTCAGTCATGGGCGGCGATCTCCAAAGTCTGCGACGGGGAGGCTTGGTTAGGAGCAAGCCCGGTGAGCCAGTCGGCGGCGTCCTGGGCGCTCTCGCCCACGGAATGACGGGCCACAAGCTGGCGATAGGTGGCGGCGTCGTAGGCGCGCAGGCCGCAGAGGTTTTGCACCTCCTCAAGCCAGCGGAGCCAGTGCGAGCGCCACGGATCGCGGGAGGGCGCCGGGCTCATGGCAGGATCGCAACCACGCGGGAGGGTTCCAGCCGAAACGGGCGCAGGACGCCGCCAACCCACTGCACGCGGGACTTCGCCAGCGGTTCGCCGTCTCGGTCCACCTCAACCACAAAGGGCGCTCCACGCGGGATTCCCAGGGTGCAGGGGGTCAGGCAGGACGCGGCCACCTCCTGGCCCTTGGCGTCCCGGTAGCGAGCAGAGGCGGTGGCGCCGGGCGGGGTGCTGACGAATTGCAGCGGCGCAAGCTCACGGCCCCCGCGCCCAGGTGGCAGGGGGGCCAGCAGGCTGGCGGCGGTGGCAAGGGCAATCAGGCTCATCTAGTGAGTCCCTTTCTAGATATGCTCGATGGTGAGATCGGTTGTGATCAGACAGAGGAACGCTCCCGGCAACCATTGAAGGTTTAGCCGGGGCGTTCCTGTCTGGGGCCTTATGCTCGACGGAGCCAATTCGGCGCTTACAGACCCCGCCGCACCGCTACAGGCCGACAGGTTGGGGGCTGCTTTCAGGAGACGTAGCCTCCTGGCGACCTCGGCTCCCCCTTTCGGACTCCGCTTGGCTTGGTCGCATCCCGTGGTTGCCAATCCGCCTGAGCCGCCACCGTTAACCGTCCGGGCCATCAAGCGCCCGCGCAATACAAACCCGCGCAGGGGAGGCGTCAGGTTGTGCGAGAGGATCGGCGCGCGTATACCCGGAAGGCAATTGCGCATCGGGTTCTCACTCAACCCGGCTAGGCCGTCTCCGCACCAACGGGGGCGGCCTTGTGCATTTATGCCGTTAGGAACGCTCACGCGCAAGGCGGCTTTCCTCCTGCCAGCGCCGCAGACGGTGGCGCATGTGACGTTCCGCGCCATCTGCGCTCTTGATGGTCGATTCCAGCCGCTCTAGGGCCTTGGGGCAGTCTGCGGCGCGTAGCAGGGGCCACGCCTTGCGCAGATGCTCTAGCGCGCCCTGTAGGGCTTCGGCTTGTGCGGGCGTTGCCGCCCTGATTTCTCGGCTCATGGTCCCTCGGTCTAGGCACACTGGCGCCAGTCGCCAGCTCTGGAACGCCCCCCGCCGCAGCAGGGGGCACGCCGGAGCCGGCTACAGGCGCCAACCGTCCTCGCGTCCGCCCATCGTGTTGTAACGGCCCGTTTTGGGCGTGAGGATGCCGACCGGGTTTCCGCGTGGGTCGCCGTTCAGGTACAGGCCCAGACCGTGCGTGCGGAAATCGTCGCGCATGACGCCTTCCATTTCCTCAAGGTTCCGTTCCTCGGCCTTGTTCAGTTGCCGATTGCAGGCGGTCTCGTACAGGCGGTGCATACGCCGGGCGCGGGCCTCCACCGTGCTCAGGAAGGCGTCGGCAGATTCCCAAGTCAGGCCGCGATCCGACTCGGCCCGGATGATCTCGATGGCCTCGGCGCGTTCAGCTTGTGTGAGTTTGTCCATTGTCTCTCTCGACATTCCGGCTGGCCCATCGCCAGCGCAGGAGGGTTAGACCGTCAAAATGACGGCAGGTCAAGCGCCCGGATCTAGGGGCGCAACGTGAGTCCCATCGTGACGATAAGCGCCAGCAGGGACAGAAGCAGAAGGCAGAGGCGGGCGCGCATCACGACCACGCCCGCTCAAGGATCGCACCCCCGGCCACGATAATCAGCCAGAGGGCGAAGGCGAGAATCCAAGCGTCGCGGCTCATTTGAACAACTCCGTTTGCGCCCTGGCCACCTCATCGAATAGGGAGCCAGCAGGCAGGGGAAGGGATGCACGCCGGGCCTCTCGGTCCCTGCGCACGGTTTCAAGCCTTGCAGCCATAGCCGCACGGGCGTTGTTGGCGTCCGCCTCCGCGAACACGTCCGGCGCCGATCGCTCGTCTCGGACTTCGCGCCGGTTGATCGTTGCCACGCCGCGCCATGCGTCCAAGGCCACGGTGTCCGCGCCGGCGCCCAGCTTGAGCGTCCGAATGCCTATCAGGAACGGGCGCCCGTCATCCCAGCACACATCCACATACCCGCGGCGCTCCGCGTCTCGGATCACAAGCGCCACGATCTGCGACTCGTAGGGCTGGCGGTTCCATACGATCTCGCGCGGCTCACTCATCGACGAAAGCCCAGCTCCCGACCGTGTTCCCGTTGGCGTCGCGCAGGGAGTGTTCCTCACCCACGCGCACGCCGGATCCGCGCAGGTCATCGTGTGCGCGCCGCAGAATGCGCCTCACCTCGGCGTCGCGCTCCTCCGGGTCATCCCCAAAGGCCGCGTTATTGCAGCTAATCAGCAGTTGGAATCGCATGGTCTAGGCTCCGGTTCTGGTCTCTTGTGGTAGCCGCCGGGACTGGCCCAGCGGCTAGGGCAAGAGGCTAGGCGTAGAGGTCAGGGCGCGCGGCTTCCATGGCGGCCGCAAGCGCGGCGTCGTGGGCTTCCAGCGCGTCAAGCACGGCGCCCATTATGTCCACGTCGTAGCCGGAGCCTTTCCAGTCGTCGCCAATGAAACCCCAGCAGGAGTCCACCTCCTCCCAGTCGCGCCCGTTCCAGAATTGGCCGCACACGCCCCACACGCCGTCCCGGTTCGCGCGTTCGGCCAGCTCCTTCCGGTCACGTTCGGAAAAGTCACCGTCTAGGGCCGATGACGGATCGTCGTCGCCTTTCAGGACAAGGCGCACGCGCGAGTCGCCTTCCTCCGGCTCATGCAGGCCGGAGCGGCGCGCGGTGTATTCGTCCACCACGTCTCCGCCCGCGGCTTCCCATGCCAGCTTCACGCGAGCGGCGCGCAAGGCGTGCGTCGCCGGCTGTTGCCAGACGCGAAAGGCGTTGGCGACGGGCGCCCGTTCGGCGCGGTATGCGCGAGCTAATTCCATGGTCTCAGGTCTCCCGGTTCTAGGTCTAGGCACGCCCTTAGCCGGGCCACCCTCTCAGGCTCCCGGCGCGGGCCGTTCTCCGGCGTTGTAGGGGCGCGGGCTAGGTCGGCGCGGTGCGGTTCATCCGCTCCACAAGGCCCAGCATGTGAGCGTCGGCCAAGTCGCGTTCATTGAACGTCTTGACCGTCCCGACTCCGCCGTCCGCGCGCCGGTAGTCTAGGGCCCAATACGGACCGCAGCCCGGCGCCCCGCGCTCCGCCCGGAGCCAGTAAACCGCTTCCGGCTTTTCGCGCTCCGACTCTTGGCACATGACCGAGTCGTCAAGGATGAAACACCGCATCAGCGCGCCCCCGACTCGGGTCCGCCGCCGCACGCCGGATCCGCCAGACAGTCAGGCATCAGCGCGCACTCTGCATCCGTGGAGCACGAGAACGGCGGACGCTGCGACACGTCCCCCAGGATCAGCGCAACGCTAAGCGCCACGCCCACGGCCAGCAGGGGAAGGGCAACCCGATTCATTCGTTCAACCTCCAAGCGGGACAACCCCGCACGCCTTCGGCCCGGCCACCGTTTCCGGCTCCGGGCTTCGGGCGCGTCTAGCGCAAGAGGGGGGAGGATCAGCCGCCCAAGATGTGCAGCAGCTCAATGGCGCCGCTCCGCTCCCGCTCGCGGGCCGTCCACGACTCGGGAACGTGCTTTGCGTCCGCCGCTCGGTGACGCCTGATAGCCTCGCGCAGCGCGTCCGCCAGGCGCCCGAAATGCGTCCCGTTCGGGCCGCGCCGATCTTCGCAGTAGCAGAGGCGCACGCCGTCCGCTCTGAGATCCACGTGATAATTGAGCGGCGCCAGCACTTCCCGCGCCTCCTGAATGTCTGCACTCGTGTGTGACATAGCCTGCGCTCCCCTTACCGCTGGCCGACCGACAGACCGAACACGCGCGACGCGTCCCGGCTCGACAGACGAACCGGCGCCCGGTCCCAGTCCGTCACAAGCACAGACGCCATACGAGGCGCGGCCAAAGGATCAGAGAAGCGCGAGAGGCGCCCGCCGCGGGTGTTGGTGAGTTGAGAGGCCATGTGTCCGTGTCCCTGTGACATCCGCGCCCGTCCCATCGACAAGCGCTAGGCACTCTCTTACGCCCCCGCCGATTCACCTGTCAACCCACTACCCGCAGATTGACGGTACAGACCAGCCGTCACGCCTTGGCCCAGCCCAGATACAGCGACAGCCATAAGCACAGAGAGAGCAGAGACAGGCACAGCCCCCCAGCGAAGCGCGGGCCCGTACTACAGCCACAAACCGTCCGAACCCACGTCAACCGCGCGTGTGAGAGGGAGAAAAACCGGGGAGCGTTCCCCTTCACGTCGCCCGATGGCAAGATCAGGGGGCAGACAGGAGCCTTCCCTATGGCAAATGGACAGACGCGCAGCTTCAGGGCCCCAGCCGAGGTGTGGGACGCCCTGTACCAAGCCGCAGAGCGCGAGGGCATGAACCCTAGCGCCATGGTGATCAGGGATTGGCGCACGCTCTACATGGGGGAAGTACAAGCCTTTCAACCACCTAGGCCAGCCGCCCCCCGCGGTCCGCCCTGGCTGCGTCGCCTCGCGGGGTAAACCCTAGCGGCTTGCCTCACTCCCCCTCGAAAGGCCGCCTCATTACGTAGGATCAGGGGCAGCGAGGCGGCAGGCGAGGCAGGTCCTAGCCCAGCGAGGCAGGCACCCACTCCCCCCTCCCCCCTAGCGCCCCGCCCTGGCCGCCGCCCCCGATCCCAGAAGCGATTGGACGCGAGGAGGGCCCCAATTACGGTGGTTTTTCTCTCCCCCTCCCAGGAAAAAATCGGTGCTTGGAGCATATCCCTTATTGACGGGGATATGCTCGGGGATATGTATGGGGATATGCCCACGAAAAACCCGAAACTGCTGGTGACGCTGAAGCCGGAGGATACGGCTCGGCTGGAGGCGCTGATGGCGTCGATGAAGCAACCGTCGAAGTCGGCGGTGATCAGGATGCTGATCAGGAAGGCGGTGGTGAAGTGAGGGGTCGGGGGCCGAAAAAATCGAAATCGGAGGTGGCCGCGGCGGCGGCTGAGGCGGAGGCGAAGACGGGGGTCCGGGTGGGGCCGGCGTCGGAGGTTCCGCTGAAGGAGGGTCGGCTGGGTGGTCCGAGGGTGGACACCTATCCGTCGTGGATGAAGGGCAAGAAATGAGCCAGAGCGATCGGTTGTACGTGCAGGTCTACGCGCATCTGCGGGATCGGGTTGAGCGCCGGTGGGTCGGTGCTGGAGCGCTGAACAGCTTTGTGAACCGGAAGCTGGCGGAGGCGCTGAACGAAGGGCCGATGGCGACGCGGGAAGACGTTGCGGCGCTGAGCGATGCGGTGCTTTCAGTGATGATGGCGAGGACCACGGATTTCCTTCGTGCAGGGGAGTGCGATGGTGATCAGCCCCTGGAGGACGGCGAGATGTACTTTGCGCTGTGGATGGTGGCTGAGGAGGCGGCGATCCGGCTCGTCCGCCGGAAGTCGATCTGGTCGTGGATGCGGGGGAAGAAGTGATGGGCATGTTCAGGGAAGACGAACTCCAGCAGGCGGAATCGCTTCTGGCCGCTCCGGACGCGGAAGACTGCGAGCGCTTTGCCAGTCGGTATGGCAGTTCGCTGGTGGCCGCGGCGCGGGAGTACCGGGAACTGCTCGAGGCCGTCGAGGGGCTGGGAGCGCTGCCGGAGGGCTACTGCTTTTGCTCGAGCAACCGGATTGGCGACGACAGCAGGACCCACGAGCCGGAGTGCCGCGACCTGCGCGCCGCGATCGCCAAGGCCCGGGGGGAAGTCTGATGGCCTGGGCGAAGGTGACGGCGGGGTCGGACAAGGCGGTCGGGACGATCACCGGGCCGGTGCAGTGGGCAGTTTCGGCGGGACCGCGGTGGGCGGTTGTCGAGTTGTCTCCGGCGGATTTCGACAAGATCGACCGGGGTGCCGAAAAGCGGGGGGTTCCCTCGTACTACTGCCGGACGCCGCTGGGCATACGGTTCTGGCCGGTGGCCGGGCACGACGGTGAGTTCGTGGGCCTGCTGGCGGGGGAGTCGGAGCTGGACCCCCGGATGGTCGCGCTGCTGGAGCGGCGGATCGAGGCGGCGCAGGCGGAGATGCGGGCATGGGTCTCCGGGTATGTCGCGGCGATGTTCGAGAAGGGGACGCGGGATGGGCTTTGAGGCGGAGATTTCCGAGGTTCTGGCCCGGCACGGGGTTGGGCTGGTCGGGGTGAAGGAGCGGATCGAGACGTACCGGGTGACGGACCGGACCGGGGCGTTGCGGGGTCAGGGGCTGACGGCGGAGGCCGCGGTGGGTCTGGCGGACCGGCTGGCTGGTGATCCTGGGGTGGCTCCTCTGGTGGTGGAGCAGGTTCTGCACTGGTCGTTCACGCAGAGGTCGGTGTTCCAGACCGTGGCTGCGGCTGAGCCGGATGTTGGAGAGTGAAATGGGTCAAGCAAGGAAGGGTTACGCGATGAAGATCAAGAAGAAGCCGACGACGACGGGTGCGGACCGGGCGGAGGCGCGGTTCCGGAAGATGCTGGAGGATGGGGTGAAGCGGTGTGGTCCGATCCCGGCTCTGGTGGCGAGCCGTCAATCTGCGCGTTGCTTCGCGCGGAAGCAGGCGAAGCGGGCATTTCGGAAGCTGGTGGCCGGCAAGGCGGCGGCCCAAATGGAGGCCATGCGCCGGGTTCGGGCGGCTCGGATCGCCGCTTTCAAGAAGGCCGCGGCAGCGGTGTTACCGGGCGAGACACCCCTGAAGTTCTCGCCTCTCTCCTGATCAACCTGCCTGGACCTGAAGGAGACGAGAAATGCACGGTTACTGGATCACGTTCACGGACGGATCGAATGGGTACTGCGAAGGCTCAAGTGAGTTCGACGCGGTGCAAATCGCGGAGAAGCTGACCGGCAAGAAAGTCGGCGGCGGTCCGTACAAGGACTTCACCCTAAAGACGCTGCCGTACCCGGCGACCCCGGTCATCTGGCAGTTGGATCATCCGGTGAGCGGGAAATGCCCTCCGTTCTGCCACAAGCCCAATGAGTGTGCCGGGAGTGGCTCCTGCCCCCAGCGCTACTCCTGCACGGAATAGCGGCCATGGCTGAGGACAAGACCTGCTCCGGGTTCGGGGTGGATGTGCGCCAAGTCAAGGCGCTTCCCCGAACCCTGCTGGACGTGATGTGGGACGATGGCCAGATCAAGCGCTGGCAGGATGTCAGCGACGAGACGTTTGGCCGCTATCTGGCCAATGCCGCGCCGGGCCAAGACGAGTTCACGACGGCTGCATTCCGTGAAGCCGCCCGGCGCCTCATTGAACGAAAGGAACCCTGAGATGGACGTGAAGCAGAGCAAGCCGTCGCTGGAGATCGAACCCGCGCTGGTGGACGGGTTCCTTGTGCGCGAGGTGTACGACGGGACGGGTGATAGTCCGGGGGTGCTGTTCGCCGGCACCCTGTCGCACTGCCTCGCCTTCATGGAGAGCCGGATGCGGCCTCAGCAGGCGATCTACACGCCGGACCCGGTGGAAGGCGTCACCGGCGCCGGGAAGGTCCACCACTCGACCGACATCGACTGGTCGGGGGTGAAGTCGCCCACGGTTAGCCTGGAGGAGCTGGAGGCCGAGCGAAAAGCCCAAGCCGAGTGGGACGAGGGGGTCGTGGCCGCCACCCGCGCTGGCGGCTGGACGGGGAATCGCTGGCCAGATGGGCGGAAGACCTACCCGCCGGAGACCGGCGCCGCGGCGGACAGGGCTTATCGGGAAGCGCTGATCTCTACGGTTTCGCGCGAAGGTCCCGCTCTCGCTGTCTGGCTCACGCCGCACGACCGCGCGACGATCATCACCGCCCTCCGGCAACAGGACGCGCAAAATGCGGGTCGCATCGAAAAGGACTTCAAATGAACCAGCCTGACCTTCTGATTACGCATGGCCCCTCGTGCCTTGACGGCTTCGGCGCCGCGTGGGCCGTCCAGCAGCGGTGGCCCGGCACCCCGGTGGTCTTCGCCGGGTATGACGACGAGCCCCCGGAGGTGGAGGGGCTGGGCGTCCTGATCGCGGACTTCTCCTACCCGGAGGCGGTCATGCGCGATCTGGCCGAGAAGGCGAAGTGGATCCACATCGCGGATCACCACAAGACCGCGGAGCCGATCATCAAAGCTCTGGTCGAGGACAACGTGATCAAGGGCACGTTCGACAACGACCGCTCCGGCGCTGTGCTCGCGTGGCACTATGCCCAGGGCGACGGCCGACCGATCCCGTGGATGCTCCAGTACATTCAGGACCGGGACCTGTGGAAGTTCGAGATCGAAGGGTCGCGCGAGGTGCACGCGGTTCTGGTCTCCATCCCCCGGGACTATGAGGCGTGGACGGCGCTGGCCAAGCGGATCGAGGACCCGGCCAAGCGGCCCCAAGTCATTGCGGAGGGCGCGGGCATCCTCCGGGCGCGGAACGCGGACATCGCGGCGACGATCGCGGCGACGGCCCGGACCATGAACATCGCCGGCCACGAGGTCCCGGTGGCCAACGTGCCCTACATGTGGGCGTCTGAAGTCGGGCACATCCTTGGCGAAGGCGTTCCGTTCGCGGCGACGTACTTCGACCGGGGGGACGGGCTGCGGTCGTTCTCGCTGCGGTCTTCCCCGGAGGGCGCCGACGTGTCCAAGATCGCGGAGAAGTTCGGGGGCGGTGGTCACCAGCACGCCGCGGGCTTCAGCGTCCCCATCCCGGCGGACGCTCCTGTGAAGGGGAAGGCCAATGTCTGAGAACCCGATCCACGAACTGGCGCCGGCGGACACGCCCACGGCGCTGGTGAAGGCCCGAGCGGTGGCGGAGTTGTGCGCCGACTACTGCGCTGAGCAGATGGGCGACTCGGGGGTTCCCTGGAACCAGATGAACCCGATGAACCAGCGGGGTCTGGTGATGACCGCGCTCACCTACATGGGCATGGAGCACGCCCTGAACGAGTTCGAGGAGAGCCAGCAGTGAGCCTGATCGGATACAGCCGGGTCAGCACGATCGACCAGAGCCTGTCGGTACAGAACGAGCAACTGATCGCCGCCGGCGTCGAGCGCATCTTCTCGGAGCAGGTCAGCGCGGTCTCGACCAAGGACCGGCACCAACTGGCCGCCTGCCTCGACTTCGTGCGCGATGGGGACATCCTGCTGGTTACCCGGCTGGACCGGCTGGCGCGATCGGTCCCTGATCTGCGGGACATCATCGCGAAGCTGGAGCGCAAGCGCGTCGGCTTCCGGTGCCTTTTGCAACCAGTTGAAACCACCAGCTCCGCCGGGCGGCTGATGATCAACATGTTGGGCGCCTTCGCGGAGTTCGAGTTGGACATCCGCCGGGAGCGGCAGGCCGAGGGCATCGCCAAGGCCAAGGCCGCGGGCAAGTACGCGAAGAAGCAGCCGCCGCCGATCACGCCGGAGGAGATCGTCCGGCAGAAGGCCCAGGGGAAAAGCGCCCGTCAGATTGCGCGTGAGTACCGGATCGGGCAGGCGACGGTGTACCGGAATAGCCCGGAAGGGCTGTGGACCCCGGCGCCGTAGCTGAATGAGGATCCTCGTCTGCGGAGGTCGCACGTTTGCCGATGCGGCGTTCGTAGACGAGGTGCTCAGCATTGCGCTGGAGGATCACCCGGATCTGGTGATCGGCGCGGGGTATGACCCCAACGATCCGAAGTTCCAGGGTGCTGACCAACTTGCGGTCGAATGGGCCAAGGCTCACGGCGTCCCGGGGTTCTGCTACCCTGCCTTCTGGAAGCAGGATGGCCGCTCAGCCGGCCCCCGCCGCAACCAGCGGCAACTCGAGAAGTTCAAGCCTGACATTGTGGTCGCGCTCCCCGGCGGGGATGGGACGGCGGATATGGTGGAGCGGGCGACCCGCGCCGGCGTGGCAACCGTGGTCTACCAGTACGCAAAACCCCCGCGGGGTGCGTAACTCCGCGGGGGTCCTGGGTCGGGTGGCAGACTGGATTGGGGTCGGATCTGCCCGGTGACTATGATACCGGAGCGGTTTCTGTGGAAGCCCCCGGCGATTCGACCACTTCCTCCGCCGTCTTGGTCCCGTCCGGCACGCCGGCGAGCAGGTTCTGGAGGTCGATCTTCGATGCCTTCGCCGGGATCGGGATGTCCCGAGCGCCCAGTTCCACCTTCAGTTCGGCCACGGTCATCTCGTCAATGGCTGCCCCGGTGGGGAAGTCGATGACCGGGGCGGGAGGGGCCGGCAGCGGGCCGCCCACGCCATCGTGGTCGAACTTGGCCGGGTCGGCGCCGTTGAACAGTTCGCGGAGCCGGGCCTGTTCGGCTTCGTCGCTCGGACCGGCGTCGCCAAGCAGCACGCCCCGCCCCGCATTCGAGAACACGATCGCATCGACGCGCTCGCGGCCCTGCTCCAGAACACTGACCTGCCCGGCGAGGGTCTCGGTGGCGGCGCGCACGCGCTCCTCGACAGCGGCGGTTAGGTTGTCCGGCGCGGACTTCAGTTCGGCGCACAGGGCCAGAGCGTCGGACTTCACGTCCCCGTTGATGGTGGAAACGCTGACCAGGGCCTCGAGCACGCGGCCAATGCGGGCAAAATAGTCACTCATGGTGGTGATCTCCGGAGATTGATGACGCGGGACGCTACCACGACAAACTACCGACCGCACCGGCCCCCCTTCCGCTTTTCCAGTCCGTGGCGTAGCTTGCGCCTGCGATCAGGGGGAAATGATGCCGGACGTGACCACCTCCCGCGGCCACATGATCACGGTGGACGACGAGGATCTGGACCTAGCGGACGGCTTCGGCTGGCGGCTGTGGCGCCGGAAAGAGCGCCAGCAGAGCTTCCTCGTGCGGGACATGCAGGCCAGAAAGCGCCGGTATCGCCTGCTGCTGCATCGGGAGGTGGCGTTCCGGATGCGCCCGGATCTGCTGAAGAAAGCCGATCTGGTGAAGGTCACATGCCTCAACGGCAACTACTGCGATGTCCGGAGGGACAACATTGAAATCACCGTTCGCCCGCGCCCCCGCGGCCACGTCCGCCGCCCCCGAGGCCACAAGATCAGTAAGTCCACCGGAACCCCCAAAGGCACCGCCCCCGCCTGGAGCAAAGATGGATGTCGGGGCGCAACTGGTGGCGGCGATGGATCAGCAGGCGCTCCGCCTGATCCAGCTTCTGAGTTCGGATGAGGTCAAGGACGACGGTCAGCCCCGGTACTCGGCCAAGGAGCAGATGGCCTTTTTCGAGATGGGCGAGCGCTGGCTGAAGCAGCGCGACAAGCTGCGGAAGGACACCGACGAGGGCGAAGGCATCGAGCTGATGAAGCAGATGATCGAGGACCCCGCCGGCATCGTGGAGCGGCTGCACAAGGACGAGAAGTTCGTCGCGGCGCTGAGGGCCAAGGGCTTCCTGCCGCCGCTGCCCCGCAAGACCGGATCCGTGTCGCCGGCCACCAAGGTCGAGCGCGACGCCTACGAACGCCGCAAGCGGGAACTGGAGGACAAGCCTCCGCCGGAGGAAGACGACTCCGCGCTTCAGGCCATGCTCAGCAAGGGAACCCTCCAATGATCCAGCCACGCTTCATCAAGATCCCCAGGACGGACGGGCGCTCCGCGACGATCCGAGCCGACGCGATCACGGCGCTTCTCCCCGGACAGGTGAAGGGTCAGGACGAGGTGGTGATCGCTCTCGGCCCGACCCAGCAGGTCCACACGCCGCTGTCGGAGGGGACGATCGTGAAGATGATGGCCGCCGCGCTGGGCACCATGCCGGTGACCGTGGAGCCCGACGCTGCGTGATCTACCTCGAGTTCCATGTCGTGGGCGATGGCCGGGTTTTTGTTGAGCCCGGTCAGATTGCGGGTGTCATGTCCGGCGTGGGCTGCGACATCCTCACGCCGGGGACGGCGACGAAGCCCGTGCGGATACTGTTGAGGGCCGGGAACCAGATCGACATCGTGGGCGACTCGGCTGGCAATGTGCTGGCCCGGGCCTACCTTGCGAAGAAGAAATTCCGCGACGAGGGTCTCGACTTCCTCGTGGACTACATCGAGCCGATGGGCGACCCCAAATGAGTGAACAGCCGGTCCTGCGCACCGAGAACGGCTTCCGCCACCAGTGGCTCGAGGCGTTCCTGTTCCTCGCCCAGAAGGTGAAGGTCCCGTCCAAAGAACTGGAGAAGCCCGGCCCGATCGTCCTGTACGACGCGCAGATGCGGTTTCTGCATGAAGTGGACGAGGGGCTGGCCCAAGGTCAGCACTTCTTCACGGTGCTTAAGTCCCGCCAGCTCGGCATCTCCACGATCATGCTGCTGCTGGACATCTTCTGGCTCTACCTCCACGACGGCCTCCAGGGCGCCGTGATCGCGGACGAGGAGAAGAACACCAACACCTTCCGCAGCACGATCACGATGATGCTGGCGTCCATGCCGCCGGGCTTCCGGATCGGCATCGAGAAGCACAACAAGAACGAACTGGTGCTGAAGAACGGCAGCCGGCTCCAGTACCTGACCGCGGGCAAGCGGGCGAACCCCGACCTTGGCCGATCGCGCGGCCTCAACTTCGTGCACTCGTCGGAAACGTCCAACTACGGCGATGCGGCTGGCGTGAAGTCGCTGATCGACGCCCTGGCGACCGAGAATCCCAACCGCCTGTTCATCTTCGAGTCCACGGCCAAGGGCCCGAACCTGTTCCAAGACATGGTGCAGGACGCGAAGACCGACCCGCTCAAGCGCGCCATCTTCATCGGCTGGTGGGCCAAGTCCCTCAACCGCATCCCCCGGCGCCTGATCGTCAACGGTCAGGATGCGGGTCCGCACCCGAACTTCGTCCGCTTCTGGGATGTCCAGCCGGTGCTGACCCAGCAAGAGGAGGCGATGGCCTACCTGATTCGGAAGGACTACGGCGTCGAGTTGACCGACGAGCAGTGGGCGTGGTGGCGCTGGCAGCTTTCCGAGCGGGATGAGCAGAACCTGCTGCAAGAGCACCCGTGGCACGAGGACGTGGCCTTCCAAGTCACCGGCCACCACTTCTTCCAAGCCAAGCGGCTCACCGACGACATGAACCGGATCCGGACGGTGCAGGTCACCTTCGACGGCTACCGCTATCTGGTCGGGGACCACTTCACCTCCCTGCGCTGCGAGAAGGCGGAGAGGCTCGAGGACGTGGAGTTGCGGATATGGGAAAGCCCGGTGAAGGGTGCGAAGTACGTCATGGGCGTGGACGTGGCCTATGGCCGGAATGCGAACAACGATCGGCACTGCATCGAGGTTTTTCGCTGCTACGCCGACAAGATGGTGCAGGTCGCGGAGTGGGCGACCAACATGCCAGAGACGCGGGTGGTGGCCTGGGTGCTGGCCCACCTCGCCGGCTCGTACCGAGACATCATGATCAATCTCGAGGTCAGCGGTCCCGGGCTTGAGGTGATGACGCAGATGAAACTGCTACGGCAGGACATCCAGTACGCTCATCTCCGCCACATGGAGCCAGTATTCGATCACCGATATGCTTTAGATCAGGCTAGGTGGTACTTGTATAATAGGCCCGATACCCCGGCGGGGGGCTATATGTATAACTGGAAAATGAACAGCGACAATAAACAGGAAGTTTTCAACGGCCTACGCGACACATACAACACTGATCAGCTTGTTATCCGATCGCCAGCACTTCTGGAGGAGATGGGCCACCTAATCCAGAACGGCGTACAGATCGGCGCCCGACCCGGCAAAAAAGACGATCGTGTGGTCTCCTCTGCGCTTAGCTGTCACGCATGGCGTCATTGGGTCAGGCTGCCCATGATGCAAGACGGGCGCACCTTCGCGGTCGAAACAAGAAAGCAGCAGATTGCCGTAGAGGCCGGCGGCAAGGTGGTGGACAACATCGTGTCCACCCACTTCAAGCGAATGGCTGTGGCGCGGCAGGACGAAAGCCTTCGCCGCCTTCTGGGGGGATACGAATCATCGTGACTGACCGCTCTCACGCCCCGATTGAGCAGCGAGTGCTGCGCAGAATTGAGTACGACCCGAACGGGGGGTGCTGGCTCTGGCCGGGCGCTTGCCTCGGCTCTGGCTACGGGGTCGTCAAAGTGGGCGTAGGCCAAAATGACCTGACGCATCGCGTCATGTTTCGGCATTTCAAAGGCCAGATCCCTGATGGACTTGAGATTGACCACCGCTGCCGAGTGAAAACCTGCTGCAACCCCGTCCACCTCGAGGCGGTGACTGGTCTGGTGAACACGGGTCGGTGGGCGGCAGAAAAGACGCACTGTGCGAACGGCCACGAGTTCGATGAGCAGAACACCCACCGATATGGCCCAGGGCTGCGCTATCGCGCCTGCCGGGCGTGTGGGCGAGCGCGCCGCCAAAAGCGGTTGGCCCGACCAGAGGTCCGCGAGCAATTCAACCGACAGCGCCGGAAAGGCAAGTAGATGACGTACAAGATGACTGTGCGCGGCGCTCCGCCGGCGCTGATCTTCCGCAAGTACCGCTGCACCGACTGCGAGTACGTGTTTCAGGTCACCCACACGTCGCGCGATGAGCCGATCCCGGGTTGCCCGCTCTGCGCCAGCCGGGAGCGCGCCCAGACGGCGCCGGTGTCTCTGATGCCCGCAGCGCCGGCGCTCCGGACCGGCCACCTCCACGCTGCGGTCGATATGGCCCAGGAGATGATGGAGGAGCAGGGCTACACCGACTTCCGCGACCACGCGAAGCCGGGCGACATCGCGGTGAAGGGGCCGCCCCCGCTCCAGACCGCGGCGCGCGAGGCGGCGCTTCAGGAGGTGGCGGAGTTGGCCGGTCCGGAAGCGGCGGCCTTGCTCGAGCCCAGCCTTCAGAAGCAGGTCAGCAACTTCTGGCAGAACAACTCGCTGGCCGATGTGCGGCCCCAACTGCCCGGCGGATCGACTGCGCCGGCGGGGGATGCCAACATCGGCTCGTTGATCGAGAAGGCGAAATCTGTGCCTATCCGACATACCGTCGAAGGCACGGCCAAGATGGAATAGCCGGGGGCGCGCGATGGAACTTCCCAAGGACTCAGACCAACTGGTCAACTTCGCCCGGGAGCTGATCGAGGAGTGCCTGCACAGCCGGGATCACCGGCGTGCCCTGTCGCGCGACTTCCAGACCCTGTTCTACATGGGCTCCACGAGCGGCACGGCGTCCAAGTACAACAAGTGCTACACGCACGTGGACAAGCTCTCGTCCTACATTTTCTCCGCCGCCGACGTGCGCTTCGCTCTCGAGTTCGAGGGATGCGCCCTGCCCCAATGGCAGGAGAAGACCAAGGCCGCGGCCCGGCACGTCAACAAGCAGTTCAACAAGGGCGACCTGGGCGGCGCCTTTGCCATGGCCAACCAGATCTCGCTGGTCGAAGGCGCGTCGATCGCGAAGCTGACGTGGAAGAATGGGGGCCTGCGCGGCTGGCCGATCCGCCCGGTGTTCTTCGGGGTCCAGCGGGAAGACCTGAACGGCTTGGACGATCAGGAGTGCTTCGTGCACTCGTACTTCGTGACCGAGGCGGCCTTCAGGCGTTTGATCATCAACCACCCGGATCGGGCGGAGTTGATGGCCAAGGTGTCAATGATCAACGGCCCAGCGGCGGATATGGAGATTGCCGGCGGGTCCTACTTCCGCGAGATTCTGGCCGGCGGCATCTCACCCATCGGCTACGAGGGGAGCCCGGCGCTGCCCTACCGAGGCTCGGTGCAGATCACGGCTCCGCCGCTGCCGAACCTGCCGCCGGAGGTGACGGCCCGGCTGATCCAGATTGACGACCTCTGGATCTGGAACGACAACGCGAAGTGGTCGGATCAGCACGGCGAGCATACTGGCGACTGGACGACGATCCGCTATGTGCAGCCCGGCCTGATCATCGAAGGCAAATACCAGCGGCGGAACCTGTCCGACATCCCCGGGCAGCATCCCTTCGTGAAGGTCTGCTCGAACGAGGTGCCGGGGTACTTCTGGGGCCGCTCCGAGATGGCCCAGCTTGCGCAGCCGCAGGCCCAGCTCACCGATCGGACCCAGGACATCGACTCCATCTGGCGTCTGCGCGCCAAGCCCCCGCGTGCGTTCCTGGGTGTGCAGGGGATCAGCGACGAGAAGGCGCTGGCCCTGCTGGCGCCCGGCGGACACTTCGCGGATGCGGCCATCGGGTCGAAGATCGAGAACCTCGCGCCCGAGATGCCGCCCGAGGCGCTGCCGCTGCTGAGCGTGTGGTCCGACATCTTCGATGAGGTGGGCGGCTTTACGAAGATCCTGTCCGGGGAAGGCGAGTCTGGCGTGCGCGCTGGCGTCCATGCCGGAACCCTGCTCCGCACCTCGACGCCCCGCCTGCGCGAGCGCGCGCTGACGGTGGAAAAGCAGTGCTCGACCTTCGCGACCAAGGCGCTGAAGATGGCGGCGGCCAAGGACGCGGCGGTGATTGCGCCCCGCGGGGACGCCAAGCAGGCATTCCTTCTCTCGACGCTGCCCTGCGACGCGACCGTCTCGGTGGACAGCCACACTTCCAGCCCGGCGTTTGTGGACGACAACCGGCAACTGGCGGTCATGCTGGCCAAGGCTGAAGCGATCGACGGCGAGTCGCTGATCGAGATGACCCACCCGCAGAACGAGGACTTCCTTGTGGAGAAGTACCGGCAGCGGCAGGAGGCTGCGGCTAAGGCAGCGGCGGCCAATCCCGTCGCGGCGGCTGAGGCGGCGAAGGCGAAAAAGTAGCGGCGAACAGAGCCCGATACTCCGACTCGAGCATGAAGCCCTTGGCGTTGTTGCAGGCCCAGCAGGCGAGCCCCCAGTTCCAGGGCGCATCGTCTCCGCCCAGGGCCAACGGGTGGAGGTGATCCACGGTCACCGTGGTCTCGGTCGGATGCCCGTGCTTGGGCGCCAATGTCATCTTGATTCGGCAGTAGGTGCAGCGGCGGTTCCCGTCCTTCCACTGCCGCTTCCGCCAAGCCTTCATGGCGCCCCGCCGGCGGGAGACGCTGAAGCAGAACTGCCCGACCGGACCAGTGTACTCGTCGCCCTGCATGGAATAGCGGACCGGCTCCGGGCGCCGGGCGCGAGACTCAGCGCGGCGCTCCCGGGTCAGAGCCCGAACCCACTCGTTGGTGTAGTCGCAGTAGCCCATGCACCCCGCCTGACGGGCTGAGCATTGGCGAAAATCAGGAAAATCACAAGAAGCGTCACCACGCCAAAAATGTGAGGCCGAACAACACGGTCACCCTCAATATGCCGGTGCGGTCGGTACGTATTCGCGCTCGCTATTCAGTAGAGCGTTCGTTGACCGCTCTCCGGACCGCATGTACTCAATGGCCTTCACAAGCCTTTGTGTTCAACGTGTTAGCGAGAGCTTAGGTCCCGATGGCACTGATGCCCATGATGGGAGCGGGCCCCGGCCCTGCCGATCCGGCCTCCCCGCCGTCCGGCAACCCGGGGATGGCCGCCGACGCCATGAGCAAGGTGCGCGAGGCCATTCGACTTCTGGAGATGGCGCTGCCGAACCTCCCCACCGGGTCCGACCCGCACAAGGACGTTCTGGACTCCATCGGCAAGCTGTCGAAGTCGGTCCCGGCGACCGAGGCGATCCCTGGGGTGCAGCAGTCGCAGCTTCTCGGTCTCCAGCAGGAGGCCGCCAAGCAGGCACCGCTCCAGGCGCTGATGCGCTCGATGGGCCAAGGCCCGAATGTTCCGCCCGTCTCGGGCATGTAGGAGACTGTCATGGCCGACTCCCCCGCCTTCAACCCGCCGAACATGCAACCCAAGGACACCGATCCCATGGTGTCCAAGGTGGACATGAAGAACACCGACTGGGGCTTCCGCGCCGGCCAAGCGCCGCCGATGAACCAAGAGGCTGTCCCGGCCATTTCCCACGTGAGGAACGGACAGTAGTCCGCTCCCTTCCTCGAACCGCATAGGCACACCCCCATGTCCGAAGGCATCACCATCACCCCGGAGCAGAAGGCGGTCTACGACCGTGCGATGAAGCTCCTGTCCGACATGAACTCCAACCCCACGGCTCGACCGCTAATCGAGAAGGCCGTGAAGGCAGTGCATCCGGACGTGGTGACGGAGGAGGAGAAGGTGACGGCTCAGATCGAGCCCCATCTGAAGCCGGTCTCGGACAAGATGGACCTCGTGCTGAAGCGGTTCGATGAAGAAGACGCCCGCCGCGCCGCGGACGAGGAGCGTCGGGTCGAACAGGATCTCGACGCTGGCTTCGATCGCTTGCGCGCCCGGAACTACACGGACGACGGCATCGAGAAGATCAAGCAGCTCATGGTCGAGCGCAAGGTCGCGGATCCGGAAGTGGCCGCGGCCTATTTCGAGAAGATGAACCCGCCGGCAGCCGCCGCCGAGGGCGCGGGCTGGACCCCGCAGACCTGGGCCATGGACGCTGGCACTTCTGATCCCGGCACCGACATCGCCGCGCTGTTCGCGGATGAAGATCGCTGGGCGGACAATCAAGTCAGCAAGGTGCTGAACGAGATCCGCGTCGGCTGATCGCCGCGCGTAGGAATTTTGAGGGGGTACGACAATGCCGATCGCAGGTACGGGTCTCGCGCCCGCTTCAGGCGCCATCTTCAACGAACTGGCCGCGATCACTCGCCGGGCGTTCGTTCCCAAGCTGGTGGTGCAGCTCTACAAGGCCGCGCCGCTGCTTTCGCTGGCCCTGCGTTCGGCGCAGCGCGCCCGCGGCGGTCTGAACCAAGTCAACATCCCGATCCAAGGCGCCTCATACGTGGGATTCAATTGGACGGGCTACGATGGCTCTTTTCCCCAGCCCCAGGTCAACGCCGCCGCGCAGACCGCCGCGTGGAACCTCTCGGTCGGCGTGGTTCCCATCCCGCTGCTGGGTATGGAATCGCTGATCCAGTCCACCGAGGCGGTGATCCCGCGCATCAAGGCCGTGATGACCGACGCCAAGACTGTCGCCGTCCAGTCGATCGCCTCCGCCCTGTTCGGCTCGAGCGGCTCGAACGCGCTGGCCATCAACGGCCTTCAGGACATCTACGACACCGGCACCTACGCCCCGTCCTACGGCGGCATCAGCCGGTCCACCAACACGTTCTGGAAGTCCACGGTCTACTCGTCCTCGCTGGCGCCGTCGCGGGCCACGATGATCGCGCGGATCATGGCCACCACCCAGGCCGCCGGCGGTGAGTCGCCTGACATGGTGATCATGTCGCTGGCCGACTGGACCACGCTCGCCGCCGACTTCCTGTCGAACGAGCGCTACAACACCGACCCGGGTTCGCGCTACGGCAAGGACGATGCGGTCAACTCGGGCTTCCGGGCCCTGATGTTGGGCAACACCCCGATCCTGGCGGACCCGTTCTGCCCGGTCGGCACCTGCTACTTCATCAACACCAAGTACCTCGCGCTCTACCTGTCGGAAGACGCGAACTTCGCCTTCTCGGGCTTCCACAGCCTGATCCCGAACAACCAGATCGCGTCGGTCGGCGTCCTGATGGCCGCCATGGCGCTGGTCTGCTCCAAGCCGATCTCGGGATCTGTGGCAACGGCGGTCACCGGCGCAGCGTTCTAAACTCCCGGCATTCTGCCGGTCCCACCCCCGGGCTTCTGAGGAAACCCGGGGTTAACCAGAAAGCCTTCGGGCCTTCGCCAAGGGAGACTTGAGATGTCCACCACTCCGCAGCGCGGCCCCGGGATGCTGACCCCGGCCCTCTATCCGATCCCGTATGCCACCGCGACGGGCGGACAGATCAACGGCGCCGCCGGTCCGCTGACCCTCGCCGCCGGCCAGACGCAGGTCATCCCTGCCGGCCAGTTCATGATTCAGCCGGGCTCCTACACCTTCCTCCAGGCCAAGGACCCGATCACCGGCCTGTGGCGCATGGCTTCCGCCAACCCGGGCGTCGCGCGCTTCGTGGACTCGGACGGCCAGAACTATCGCCTCGCGAACCTGACCGGCTGCCCGGTCGGCGCCCTGATGACCAACGTGGGCTCCGGCTACACGTCGGCCCCGACCGTGGCTGCTTCCGCTGGTTCGTCCGCGTGGACGGCTGTCGTGGGCGGCGCGATCAACTCGACGGTGACCGTAACCACCGCCGGCGCAGGCTACGTGCACCCGCCGACCCTGGTCTTCTCGGCTCCCCCGGCGGGCGGCATCCAGGCCAGCGGCATCGCGGTTGTCTCCGGCGGCGCGATCTCGTCGGTCACCGTGACCAACCAGGGCGGTGGCTACACCGTGGCCCCGACCATCACGGTCGTGCCGAGCCCTCTGGACACGATCACCACGACTGCGGTCCTGACCGTCAACGCGACCCTGGCTGGCTCCGGCACCGTCGTCGGCGTGCTCTGCACCGACCCCGGCGTGCCGCAGACCGCGGTGGTCACGCTGTCCTTCACCGGCGGCGGCGGCGCTTCCGCTGCGGCCACGGTCGTGGGCTGCTACGCCTGCACCGGCTTCACGAAGGCGGTTGACGGCGCCGGCTACGGCAACGCTCAGCCGATGCTGCTGGTCACCGGCGGCGGGGTCACGGCGGGCACGCCCGGATCCGTGGTCAACCCGCAACTGGGCACTGGGATCTTCCAGCCCCGGCAGGCGAACATCTCGCTCACCTCGACCGCGGGCGGCATCATCCAGACTTCGGGCGCCGTCATCAACGACGCGGGCCTGTTCCAAGCGGTTCCGCTCGGCTTCGTGATCGCCGGTGGTACGGGCCTTGCCACCACCACGGCGGGGGCCACAATGACCATAGGCGGTATCACCGACACGAGCCTGATCTTCCCGGTCTAAGGACTGGGAGCGTTGGGGGACGCGGAAGGGCGGGTCTTCGGGCCCGCCCTTTTTCTGTGTAAGGTGCCTCCAGACCTCCGGGGGACGTGATGGCCACACTAGCCGAGTACCAGCAGGCGACCCGCGACCTGCTTCGGGACGACAACAACAAGTTCTACTCGCCCACCCAGCTCGCGCGGTGGATCAACCGGGCGCGGCGGCAGGTCGCGAAGATGGGCCAGTGCGTCCGCATTCTTCCCCCTTCGACGGCGAGCGTGACGACGATCACTGTGACCCAGGGCGGCAGCGGGTTCACGTCGGCACCCACGGTAACGGTTGGTGACCCAGACGGGGCGGCCACGGTCAATTCCACAGCAACGGCATCGGCAAGCGTCTCCGGTGGGGTGGTGACCTCGATCACGGTCATCACCGGCGGTGCCGGGTACGTGGCGGTGCCGGACGTGACGATCGACGGCGGCGGCGGGACCGGGGCGACAGCGACGGCGGTGCTGAGTCCGCACATCGGCACGGTGGTGAATCAGGAGGTGTATCCGTTCGCTGACATCTCGGTGATCATCGCGCTGCTCTACCCGGGGGCCGGCGAGGTGCTGGGGATCCAGAGCGTGGCGGTGTCGCAGGGCGCCATGAAGCCGATGCTGTCCTACCTGCCCTTCAGCCAGTTCCAAGCCTACCTGCGCGCCTACCCCTACATGCGGACGTGGCCCACGGTCTGGAGCCAGTACGGGCAGGGGGCGCTGGGCAACTACTACGTCTACCCGATCCCGGCGCAGGTCACGCAGATGGACGTGGACTGCTACTGCTCGGTGCAAGATCTGACGAGCGGCCAGACGGTGGACCTGATCCCCGAGCCATGGTTCGAGGCGGTCAACTTCTGGGCCGCGCATCTGGCCTTCCTGTATAGCCAGCGGCCTGACGACGCGCGGAACATGATCGCGACCTACGAGGGCAAGATGCTCGAGGCCCGCGGCGCCGTGGACGTGGCGCGGATCCCGACCTTCTACGGCGGGAACACCTGATGGGTCAGGTCAAGCTCCCCGGCACCAACGCCCAGGCCCAGGAACAGCCGTCACCGTTCACGGTGGAGGACTTCGGCGGTCTGGACACGAAGGCCAAGCGCCCGGCGATCGGGCCAAAGGACTTTTTCTGGATCGAGAACTGGATGCCGATCGGGCCCGGCAATATGCGGACCCTGTATGGCGAGGCGGCGACCCCGCTCTACACGGCGTCGGGCGCGCTCGAGATCATCAACTACGCCTTCTTCAACATCGGGTCCGATCGGTACGCCATCGTGTTCTTGGACGATGGGACCGCGGATCAGGTCGCTGAGGACGGCACGATCACGACGATCTCGGCGGTGACGAACACCTTCTGGGACGGGACGGGACCGCTGCCGGCGGTGGCTCAGTATCAGGCCAAGTACCTGATGATCGCTTCCAAGGTGAGCGCAAATGCATACTGGGCCTGGGATGGAACTTCTCTCTATGGGCTGGGCACGCTGGCGCCGCAGATCGCAATCACAAACTCTGGCGGCGGAAGTGGGTACAGTTCGACCCCCACCGTCACGGCTTACGGTGGGGCCGGCTCTGGCGCGACGTTCGCGCCGGTGTTGAATGCGCAGGGTCACGTGACGACGGTGGATGTGACCAATCCCGGGTCTGGGTATGACCACGAGGATCTGGTCACGCTCATTTTTACAGGCGGCGGCGGCGACGATCAGGCGCGCGCCACGGCCACGGTGAGCCTGACTTCTGCCGGCGTTGCGCAGGTTATGGTGACCAATGGGGGAGCCAAGTACACGTCTCCGGTCATCGCCATCACCGGCGGCGGTGGGACGGGCGCCAAGGCGATTGTCTCTGGCCTGACCAACGGCTCTATTACTGACATCACGGTCACGGATCCAGGGACGGGCTACACCTCGGCGCCAACGGTCGGGATCACGGACGGAGGCGCCGGGACGGGCGCTGCGGCGACAGCGGTGCGCGGGCGCGGCCAGATCACCGGGATCACCGTGAACAGCGGCGGCACCGGCTACGACGGCGTGCCGGACGTGATCATTTCGGCTCCGAACAACAAGGACTTCCCGTCGATCCAGGCGGAGGCGTATGCGACGGTTGTGGCTGGCGCCGTGACGGCCATCACGGTCACCGCGGCGGGCATCGGCTACAACAGCGCCTCCGTCCAGATTTCCGGGGGCAACGACGCCGCGGAGGCGGAGGTGTCGCTGATGCCGGCGGGGATCAGCGGGACCACGATCGAGACCTACCAGAACCGGGTCTGGGTGGGTGACGACACGAAGATCTCCTACACCGGCGCCGATTCGATCCGCGACTTCTCGGGAACCAACGGCGGTGGGTCGAAGCCGATCACCGACTCGTTCCTGCGCGAGAAGCTGGTGTCGCTGAAGCAGGCCAACGGGTTCCTGTACCGCTTCGGGGATTCGTCCATCAACGTGATCTCGAACGTGCAGACCACCACGTCGGCGGTGACCTCGTTCAACGACTCGAACGTGGACCCCCAGATTGGGACCGCGTGGCGCGACACGGTGGTGGCCTTCGGGCGCGCGCTGGTGTTCGCCAACCCGACCGGGATCTACGCGCTCTACGGCGGCGCGGCGGAGAAGGTCTCGTCTCCGCTCGATGGCCTGTTCGCCAAGGCGTCGTTCAACACCGGGGTGGCGGGCAAGACCCCGACCTCGTGCGTGGCGACGGTGTTTGGCATCCGGGTCTACGCGATGCTGATGACCACGACCGACCCCTACACGCGGACCCTGCGCGACATTATCGTGTGCTGGGATGGCCAGCGGTGGTTCGTCTACACCCCCAACATCGCCTACTCGATCCTGGCCGGGCAGGAGATCAGTTCGGAGCTGACCGGCTGGGCGGCCACGGCGACCGACCTCTACAAGCTGTTCGAGCGGGCCGACGACACCCTGACCAAGACGTTCTCGACCAAGCTGCTGGCGCCGGTGAGCTACCTGATGACCACGGCGGCGCTCGATGTGGCGTTCCTGGCCGAAGACAACGCCGGCACGGGCGGGGTGGTGAGCATCTCGATCGACACCGAGACGGGCTCGGGCACGCCGGTGGACACGGACGTGTCGAACTTTGCGACGTGGTACAACAACTCCGGCGAGACGGTGACGTGGCAGAACAACGCCCTGGCCACGGTCGAGTGGGCATCCTCTGGCCTCAGCCTTCAGGTGTACAATGATTCAAATTATGGCCAGTTCATCGGCGCCACAGTGAGCACGACCATGAAGGATCAGACCTTCATCTCGCTCACCCTGCTGGTCCGTCCGGACTACAGCGTGAAGGCCGGGTAGCGGCGCGCGCCGCGCGCTGCTATCTTCCGGGCCTGATCAGGAGCCTGACATGGCCAAGCAACCCTTTCTCGGCGTTCCCGGTGGCGAAGTGCGGGTGGAAAACCCGGATGGCGTCTTCCTGCGCGGCGTGAACAACCACAATCTCTACGACACGCAGCCGCCGCTGCCGCAGCCGACCGTCCCGGGCGACTACTCGAACAACCGGGAAGTCACCAACCCGAAGACGTGACCTCTGTCGCGCTCGTAGCTCAATGGTAGAGCTGATGCCTTCCAAGCATATGACGACGGGTTCGATTCCTGCCGGGCGCTCCAGATGTCCCTAGCCCAACTTCAATATCCGCCCCCGACCGAACGGGGGATGGAGGAGTGGCTGCACGCGCATGTGCGCCACCACGAGGCGTTGATCCAGGCGATCAACGAGAAATTCGGAACGAGCCTCACGATCAGCCAACCGATCTGGCCGGTGGACGTGAAAGACAAGAACCAGATGGCGATCTGGGGAAGGGCGCACCTGACCCTGCACAACGAGATGAACGACATCCTGAACATCCCGGGTCAGGACATCTCGGCGCCGGACTTCTCCGACAAGCGCAAAGCGGACGGGTTTTTCTTCACCCACCAGATGCTGCATCAGGCCGCAGCGCAGCTCTGCGGGCAGCCCGTCTAGCCCCTTGACGATCCTGTGGTAATGTCCCTCGGACGTTGAGGGGGATATGAGCCATGCCGGCATATGTTCGCGGGCGCTACGGCGACGACTACGGGATGAGCGGAGACCAGCTCCGGCCCTACGTCGTTGACGGCGCCCCCTCGGCTGAGACCCTCGCAAGCTCGCAAGCGGCGGCGGACGCTTGGAACGAGGAAATGCTGCGCCGTTACCCCAACGGCAGCCCGCTCGGCGGCATCCTGAAGACGGTTCTGCGCATCGCTGGCCCCGCGCTGGGGGCGATGATCCCCGGATTGGCCCCCTTCATTGGGGCGGCCCTAGGCGGCACGGGCGCCGGACTCGTGGCCGGCGACTCGCTGACCCGCTCGCTCCTTAGTGGCGTGGCTGGCGGGGCTGGCAATGTGCTGGGCCAAGGCATTACCGGGGCGCTGAATGGCTCTGGCGTCGGCGCTGGCCTTTCCAACGCAGTGACGGCAAACCCGGGGAGCCTCTTGGGCGGCACGCTTGCGGGGAACGCTGGCGCAAACGCGGCCATCGGCGGTATCGGCAACGACCTTCTGGGCTCGGCGGTGGGGAGCGCCATCACGGACGTGGCGCCGCTGACGGTAACTGCGGCGACTGGCGGACTGGGCAGCGGCTTGGGTGGCGCGCTTGGCGGCGCGGCAGGCAGCGTGATTTCCGGCGGCGTCGGGCAGAATTCGGTGGCCGGGCGCCCCGGTGGGACCGGAACCGATGTGCTTCAGCCCACGGTTGGCGTGACCGAGGTAGACCCAATCACCGTTACAGCGCAGCCGGGCGGGGAGATCACGCCTCCGTTCCCGCTGGTCGGCGGGGTAAGCGGGGAGGATGTGCCTGGGCTCGCGAGCACGGAGCTGAGTGCGCTCAACAACAACGCCATGGTGAACAACGGTGGCCAGCCGGGTCTGCTGACGCCGGAGGGCCTGATTGGCGACACGCTGGGCGGCATCGGGGGAGACATCGGCACTGGCCTGCTCGCGCAGACTCTGGGCCTGTTGCCGAAGCCTGACCTGAGCGGCGTTCCGGATGGCGGCTGGGACGAAGGGCCGGCGGTGGGCCCGAAGGGTGGCGACCCGTTCCTGCAAACCGAAGGCCCGGGGCTTGGATCCACGGGCGCTCCGGGTCCGCAGGTCGTGCCTGCGGCTCCAGGCGTGGCGGCCACCCCCGGGTCGGCAGGCGGCGGCGGCGGAGCGGGCGGTGCGGCTGGCGCCGGCGGTGCGCCCGGTGTCGGCGCTTCGGATAGCGCGGCGGCGCCCTCCCCGGCGGCGGCTGGATCGGATATTGATCTCGAGGGCGGCCTGTCGCCTGACATCTACCCGTGGCGGAAGGCGGTGTTCTGATGGGACTTCTCAGCGGCCTGCTGGTCAACGGCATCCGGAATACGGGCTCGACGGCGCTGTCCCGGGCGATCGGCAGCGCGGTGGGCAGCGGCGTCGGCGGCCTTGGCGGTGGCGGCGGGGCGGGAGCCGGGAACAACCCCTACCCGGTTGACCCCTCGTATGTGGCCCCGCGCCCGACGAAGAACGTCAACAATGCACAGCCGGGCCTGATCGACGATATCACGGTGACCGCGCCCGCGGTGGCGCCGGCGCTGGACGGCGCGGTGGGCAACATCGTAGGGAACGCCGGCGCGAACCTCGCGGTCGGCGGCCCGCAATCTGCTGGTTCCACCACGGTGGACGGGCTGGAGGTGCGCCCGGAAGCTGCGACGCAGGACCCGGGGATTGCGCCGGGCTCAGCGGTGGCCGATGCGCTGGGTCTCAGTGGCCCGGTGGACGTCGGTGGACTGGATGTGGTCGCGCCGCGCCCCCCGGCTCTCCCCTCTGTGGCTGGTGTAGCGCCGCTGATCACGGGCAACATGGACCTCAACACGATAGGCAGCCCGGAGATCACGGCGCCGGGCATGGAGCGCGTGACTGAAGACGCCAAGGATCCGATTGGCATTCAGGACGTGGCGATGCTGGCGCCCCTGGCCGCCGCGGGGCTGATCGCGACCGGATCCACCATGCCAGCGGCTGGGGCCATCACGGGCGCCCCGACTGACGGTGGCCTGCCCCTGGGTGTGAAGCCGACCGACATCATCGCCGGCGGCCTGCTGGGCGCTGGCCTGCTGGGCGGCTCTGGCGGCACTGGCTCGGCGGGCGACGCGATCAAAGATCTGGCCGCGTCGAACAAGGAGCTGGCCGGGCGGCTTGGCGGCATCGCGGAGGCGGGGTTCCAGGGCAACATTGGCGCCAAGGGCCTGAACAGCATCTCCCGCATGGTGCGCAAGGCGCAGGCCGCGATCCGGCAGCGGTACGCGGCCATGGGCATGAGCGGTTCCACGGCGGAGGGCGATGACCTCAATGCCGCGGTGGAGTCGGGGGTCGATCTTCAGTTCAAGATCGGCCAGCAGATGGCCCAGACGGGCCTGAATGCGGTGGCGGCGCTGACCGGGCAATCGGCGCAGGCTTACCTGTCCCTCCTCAATGCCCAGACCCAGAAGGACACGGCGCTCGGTAACGCGCTGGCGAACTTCGCAGCAGCGGTGGCTCGGTGATGGTGACGGTGGTTGACGACCTGCTGACTTCGCGGGGCATCACGACGGCCCCGACTCCGGCGGCGACGGGATCCGGAGCCGTTGCCGGAGCGGTGGCCGCCCCGGCTACTGCGCCGGCAGCGCCATCCGTGGCGCCTGACAGCGCGGTCGGGCAGGCGATCGACATGAACAGCAAGATCAATGCTGCGGCGACGGATCAGGTGTCGTCAGATCCGATGATGAAGCCCCTGTTTGATGCGATCGGACGCCAGCGCCAAGACATCGACCAAGCGCGCATTCAAATTGACGAGAAGGCCGCAAAATTGGCAGCCTTGGATGCGCAGCCCCTGCCGGCGCACATCCCCATTCCCCGCATGAAGCCGCTTCCAGCCGTTCCGACGCTTGAAGATGTGGCAAAAGCGCGGGGGGTCTCGACCGAGGACTTCAATAATCCGATGCGCGTCTTCGGGCAGATGATGCCGCTGCTAGTGGCCTTTGGTGCGCTGGCGACCCAGCGCCCCGGCATCAACGCGCTGAATGCCGCGACTGCCGCCATGACCGCTGTGAAGCAGGGCGACAAGGACGCCTACGAAAAGGCGCACAAAGAGTGGCTCGAAAACACGAAGCTGGCCCACGACTCCGAAAACCAGATGCTTACGGAGTACAAGCTGGCCTCAGATGATCGCAACCTGACCATGGCCGAGCGGCAGGCGGAGTACGCCAAGGTCGCGGCCAAGTACGGGGATGCGCAGGCAAAAGCCGCGATCGAGGGCGGCTACATCGACAACTTCTACAAGCTCCTCGAGACCCGAGGGGTCATCGTGAAGAATGTGGGAAACCTGACGCAGCTTGCTGTGACCGACGCGAACAACAAAGCCGAACTGGCCATGCGCGAGCGGATCGAGGCGGCGCGGCTGGACTTCCAGAAGAACCCCCCCGTCACGTCCACCGACGAACGGCTGGCATCCCTCCTGGGCATCATGCAGGCCAAGGGTGGCTACACGAAGATGGCGCCCGGCGAGCAGGAGGCGCTGACGAAGGCGCTGGAGTTGAAAGAAAAGGAAAACAAGGCGCCTCCGCAAGACTATGCGGCGGGGATGGCCGCAATTCTCGAGGCGCAGCGCGTAGCGGCTGGCGGCGACCCGGCTCCGAAGGCGGCGCCGACAGCCCCCGGAGCCCCCACGGACCGCACAAAACGCGTGCCGAATACCGTCTATCAGACGCCCCGTGGTCCCATGCTATGGTCTGGGACCGGATGGCGACCGATAGCGGGGGGCGCGGATGGCGCAGGAACTAACTGACGAAGAAGTCTTCGGGGGCGCACCGGCTGCTGCTGCCGGAGAGTTGGGCGACTTTGAAGTGGGGATCGGGCGGCCCGCGGGCTACCCGTCTGCGTCGGCGGTCACCCCCAAAAATCAGGCCAGCATCAACTTTGGGACGCTGCTGAAGGATCCCGGCGCCGCGCTTTCCATGCTGGGCGATCGGTTCACGGCGACCGGGGTGGACAGCCTGAAGCACGGCAGCATCGGCGGCCTGCTGGGCGGTCTGCTGGGTGATGCGCTGACCACCTCTGGCGGCACCGACATCTACGGCAAGACCGGCCAGCAGCGGCTGGAGGAAAGCCGGGCGGCTGAGAAAGCCCGGCGCCCGGAGGGGCCGAAGTCCGGGCTGGAGTTCCTCACCGATCTGGGCTCTGGGCTGCTGTACGGCATGGCGGCTCCGGAGAGCTACGCCACGCTGCCGGCCAAGTTGGCGGCGCCGATCGCCAAGGTGGCCGAGAAGGTGGCCACGCGACCGGGCGTGCAGCGGGCGGTGACCCGAGCGGCGGAGGGCGCGATCTCCAACGTCGCGCTGGATCCGCTGATCCAGGCCGGCAACATTGTCCGCGAACAGCAGGATGGGTACAGCCCGGTCCAGACGCTGATGGCCGGCGCGACCGGCGGGGCGCTGTCGCCTTCCCTTGGTCTGGCGGGAGACGTGATTGCGTCCCAAGCCGTTAAGGCGGAGGCGGCCCGCGCCGCTCGAGAAACCCAGCGCTACGCCGACGCGGTGGCCAAGCCCTGGACGGTGGAAGACCTCTGGGGTGGCCTCGAGAAGCAGGAAGGCGCCCGGGGCAAGATGGACGTGGTGAGCCCGAAGGGCGCCAAGGGTCCGGGGCAACTGATGCCCGACACCGCGCAGTACGTGGCGAACAAGCTGGGGCGCCCGGAACTGGCCGCAGCGGCGCTGAGCGACGATCCCAACATGGCGTGGGCGAACCGGCTGCTGGGCCAGACCTACCTGAAGGAGCAACTGGACGCATTCGACGGCGACCCGGCGCTGGCGCTGGCGGCCTACAACGCCGGGCCCGGGAAGGTGCGGGAGTGGGTCGCGCGGTTCGGCAAGCCGGACGAGGTGGGCCGGGCCAAGTGGGTCGAGATGATCCCGTTTGGGGAGACCCGGAACTACGTGAAGAAGATCCTGGGCGACTCGGTGGGCGCCCCGGTGAAGCTGGCGGAGCCGGAGTTGCAGGCCCGCGCGCAGTACATGGCCGACCAAGCCCGGACGCAGGAGCCGGCCCAGCCCGACGTGCAGGCCGAGATGCAGAAGGCCGCGACTGAACAGCAGGCGCAGGCTGAGAAGGCGGTGGAGACGGCGGGGCAGCAGCAGGCCGCCACGGTCGAGCAAGCCCAGCAGGATCTGACGGCCCGATCGCAGGAGATCGAGCAGGAGATTCGGCAGGCCACGTCCGCGTCAGACGACTGGCGAAACGTGACGACGCCCGCCGAGGGCAATGTGATGGGCCGCAACTACCGCCTTACCGGAGAAGCGAAAGAGGTTGGCGGCGTCCAATATGTCGAGACCGACTGGGACAGCGGTGCGGGCGGTGAGGGTCGCGCATGGATGCCGGTTTCGGGGCCAGATGCTGTGCCGGAGCTGCGTTTGGCGGCGGAGCGCGGAGGTATTCTCTCGCAGGATCGGCAGCCCCGGCAGATTGCGGGTCCGGAAGACTGGAACGAACCCCAGCCCGTGGACGCCGGGGACGAGTTCGACCGCCTCAGCGGCACCGGGAAATACGCCCAGCCCAAGCCCGCCCGGGAGCGGGACCTGACGGACGACGCGCTGGACATCATGCGCAGCGGGAAGGCGGTGCAGGTCGGGCAGGGCGAGTCCCTGATCGGGGCGCTGGTCCGTGAGGGCGGCGTGCGCGACGAGGGTGGTGAACTGACCAACATCCTGGGCGGCGCCGGCGACACCCAACTGCTGAAGCGCCTCCGCCGGGTGAACACCGGAATGGCGCTGGACGACGCGACCCTGTGGGCGTGGCAGCGCGGCTACATCGGGAAGCCGGACGGCGATCGCCCGCACATTCAGGAACTGCTGGACGCGATCGGTGAGGAGGGCGCGGGCCGGAAGCGCTACGCCCAGAACAACGAGGAAGCCCGACTGGTGCAGGAGCGCATCGAGTCGCTGGACGAGATGCTGGGCTATCTGGGCATGGACCCCAGGACGCACTCGAACGACGAGATCCGCGCCGCCATGGACGACTTCATGGAGAGCGCCAATCGGTTCGAGGACGACGATGTTCGGTACGAGGAGGAGCTTGAGCCCGGTTCGTTCGGCCTGGGGCCACAGAAGGCCCAGAAGCAAGGGCCGGCTTTCGACACGTCGCGCCCGTGGCCGGAATATCGCGAAGGCTACGAGGCCAACATCGAAGCCCTGAAGGCGAAGATGAAAGAGCAGAAGGCTGCTGCCGCTGGTGACATCCCTGACACGCGCGGCCAAGGGCAGCAGTACCACGGCTCGCGCGGCGAGGTGCCGAAGCTGGAGGAGGGCTACTACAATCCCGACAACATCTACGGCGGGATGGACACCTTCTACACGACCGACGCGCTCGACGTGGCGAAGGGCTATGGGCGGCGCAATCCGAACGCTGCCGTCTACACCGTTGACGAACTGGCTCCGGTGCAGATGTTCAGCATGGAGGAGCCGCGCACCGAAGGTCAGTGGCAGACCCTGCTGTACGGGCGAGAGTTTGCACCTGATGGGAGCGATGCTCCCCGCGGCCTTGACCACGAGTTGCAGGGCATCGAAATGGCAACGCTTGACCATGGCGGTCAGGCAAATCTGCGCCAAGTGTTTGATGAGATCCGCGATTCGAGCGCCGGCGACGGGTACTCCAAGGACGACGTGCAAGAGATGTTTGGCGCCATTATCGAGCGCCTCCGCGAACTCGGTTTCGGCGGCATGGAGCACACGGGCGGCCTGAAAACCAATCGCCAGCCGCACACGGTCAAGATTTACTTTGAGCCCCACAAGCAGATTCGGCTGTCTCGGGTAGACGACGCCATGTGGCGCCCGTCCGCTGAGCGCGTGGCAGAGGCGGAGAAATTGACGGCTCAGATGGGCAACATCGAGCGCACCATGGCGGCGCACGAGAAGGCTCACACGGAGGCGGCCAAGGGGCCACCTCGCAGCGCCCATGCCAAGGCCAAGGCCGCCGGCTTCCGCATCCGCGACATGGACGCCATCCTGGGCGCGTCAAAGGGGGCCGGTCCGAAGTACCGAGACCAACCGCGGATGCAGGCGATCCCGTCGAAAGACGGCGTGGTGCTGCCCAAGCTGAAGGGCACGCGCGACATCGCGAAGGTGCTGCTGAAGAAGTTGGGCATCGTCCGCCGGCAGGGCCGCGTTCGGATGCGCGACGCGGATGGCGTCTACAGCAAGAGCACCGGGGTGATTCGGACCAAGGGCATCCACGAGTTGGACGTGGTGGCCCACGAGATCGGGCACGCGCTGGAGTACACGAAGAAGTACCCGACCCTCCTGGCGACGATGAAGGCGTATGAGCAGTCGCTTCGCGCTGACGACTATGAGCCCGGGAAGGGCCGTCGATACGAGGGCTTTGCGGAGTTCTTCCGCCGGTACATGACGAACCCGGAAGCTGCCGAGCGCGTCCACCCGCAATTCTTTCATGCCTTTGAGCGGGCGATGGCGACCGACGCTCCCGACGATCTGAAGGTGATGAAGCAGGCGCAGGCCGACTACCGGGAGTTTATGACGGCGCCGTCAATCGAGGCGATGCGCACCAAGATGACCAACCCCCAGAAAATGGGGATCATCGACGCCATCCGGAAAGGCGTGGACGAAGGGGTGCCGGAGGCGGTGGGCGACTTCATGCACGAAGTCTACCGCGGCGTCTTCAACTCTATCCACCCGTGGTCTCGGGTTGTGGACAAGGTGCAGGACGCGATCGAAAAGCGCGACGGCGTGCGGCTGGATCTGAAGGCCGCGGATGACCCGTCGAAGCTGCTGGCGGCGATGCCCTATGTCGCCTTGAGCGGCCACACAGACCTGTTTGGCGTCCGAGACTACGATGATCCCACGCAGATCACCTCCGCATCCCTGATCGACGCCCTGACGCTGGCGCTGGGCGGAAAGGGCATTTTGGGGACCGACGCCCTGAAGGGGTGGAGTTGGAAGAACCGGGACATCGAAGACTTCGGCATGTACCTCGTTGGGCGCCGGGTTCTGCATCTCTACGATCGGTTCCGCGACGGCAAGATGGACAGGCCGCCGGATGACACTGGCATCGGTGACCGCAGCCCCGCGTGGGAGCAGGTCGTTGCAGAGTTGGAGCTGAAGAACCCGCAGTATCGGGAAGCGGCGGATATGGTCTACGACTGGACCGACGCCATGCTCAAGAAGCGCGTGAAGGCGGGGTTCATCTCCCCGGAAGCCTACATGCAGCTCCAGATCGACCATCCGGACTATGTGCCGCTGTTCCGCGACATGGACGGCTTCGGCGGATCCGGCGGCTCATCGCTGGCGCAGGCCGGCAAGATGAAGCACCTGCAAGGATCCGATCGGAACTACATCAACCCGATCCACTCCCTGGTGCAGATGGCCTACCAGCAGGCCGCGATGGTGCAGCAGAACGACGCCGTGCGCGCCTACCACGATCTGGTGAAGCTGGCGCCGAACGAGATGGGCTTCAACGCTGAGCCCGTTCCAGCCAAGGACATCACGTCAGTTCGTGTGGGCGTGAACGAGGTGCTGGAGAAGGCGGAGAAGTTGGTCGGCGTGACCGACGCCGATGCCGCGATCATCCGCAACGTGCTCGAGTCGATGTTCCACGACGACGACACGGTGAGCGTATTCCGCGCAAAGGACACGCAGGCCCGGCGAGGCGAGAACCTGATCCCCTACTGGAAGGATGGGGAAATGATCATGCTCGAGTTGCCGGAAGGCGCCTGGGGCAAGCACATGATCGAAGCGCTGGCCGGGATGTCGCAAGAGGGCCGCAGCCTTGTTGTGCGGCTCCTCTCCCTGCCGAAGCAGATCGTGACGGCCACGGTGACCACGATTCCGCACTTCTTTGCGTCCAACACGCTGCGAGATCAGGTGGCCGCCGGGCTGATGACGCCCAACTACGTTCCCGGCGTGGACATGGTTCGGGGCATGAAGTCGGAACTGTCCCAGGACGAGATGTCGCAACTGTACGCGGCGATGGCCGGCGAAGTAGCGGGCATGACAGTGGCCGGCGAGCGAAAGGCTCGTGCGGAGCGCGACATCAGGGCGCTCAACCCGTCATTCAAGCGCGTCAAGCACTTCGCCAGCCTGTCCGCCATTGCGCGGGCTGTGAGCGTCTCGGAAACCGGCACGCGGCAGGGGATTTTCCGGCGCCACTACGAGGAATATCTGAAGCAGGGGTTCACCCCGAAGGAGGCCGCAATCGAGGCACGGCACGTGGCGCACGACTACATGCCCTTCAGCCGGCGCGGGGCGTGGCCAATGGCGCGGTTCCTGGCCAGCGTGATCCCATTTGAGAACGTCGCGCTTCAGAGCGTGGACAAGGGCACGCGCGTCCTGGGCGTTGGTCCGACCAACGCGATGGACTGGATCACCCAGCGGAAGATCCCTCAGACCCGGCAAGAAATTGAAGCCGCAAAGCTGTCGTGGAAGCTCTGGATCGGCGCATCTGTCTTCGGGATTGTCGGCATGGGCCTCGAGGCGCTCAACTCCGATGAGCCATGGATTGAGGAGTTGGGCGAGTATTACAAAAACTCGCACTGGGTCGTTCAGCTTCCCGGGACCGACGAGGTTGGCCTCATCCCCAAGGAGCAGTACGTGGGCGCCTTCTCGAACGCGTTTGAGGCCCTGTTCAACGGCATCAAAAAGCAGGACCCCAAAGCGGGCGAGCGCTTCGTGAGCAGCATGTTGCAGGTCTGGGCGCCCCCCACCGACTCTCCGGTGTGGAACCTTCCGCTCGAACTGGCCGCCGGCAAGGACTCGTTCGGCACCCCGATCGTTCCGGAGGGGAAGAAGGATGGTCTGAAGTCGGAGCAGAAGCGCGACGACACCAAGGGGCTGGCGGTGGAGTTCACCGACTTCCTGCGCGAGAAGACCAAGCGCAAGGACGGCACCAGCCTCATCGACTGGTCGCCGGCCATGGTCGATCATCTCGGCAAGGGCCTTGGCACTTCATGGTGGCGGGAGCTTCCGAACGAGAAGGGCCAAGCCCCGATCGAGCAGGTCGGATCTGAAACCACGATGGCCCGGCGCTTCATCAAGGCGCCCTGGCGCGGGGCTCAGTCCACCAAGGAGTTCTTCGATCTTGCCGGCGACGGCGGGAAGTGGGCGGATCTGGCTGCGACCGCCAATACGCTGGTTTTGGCTGGCCGGAAGGACGATGTGGCGAAGATGCTAGAATCGGCGTCTCCGGAACGCCGGGCGTATGCGCTGGCGTCGGTCTTCCAAGAGGGCCGCGAAAAGCAGATTCACCCGATGATCCGGGCCGAGGAGTCTGTGCGCGTCTACCGCGATCTCGCGAAAGACCTGCGCGAAGGAACGGTGCTTGCCGAACTGCCGGACGGGAAGATGGTCCCGGTCAAGATGACCCCGCATCAGCGCCGGCTGGCGGTGGACGAGTTGTCTAAGCTGGCGGTGGCTGAGCAGAGGAACGCCCTCATTATGACGGGGGTCAAGGGCTGGACGGGCACGAAGACCGCCATCCCGACCGAGCCGATCAGGCGGAAGATCTTCAACGAGATTCCGGAGATGCGGGACGTGCTGAAGTACCGGGCGCGGAACGTCATGCCGGAGGCCGAAGGTTTCGTGAAATGGCTCGGCAGTCGGGGTGGCCTTGAAGGGCCCTTGAACCGGGAGCTTTTCAACGTCCAGGCGGACGAGAAGCAGTTCGGCGGCTCCGGCGCGAAGGAGCGTTTCCTCAATCAGAGTATCCCGGTTCCCGCCGCGCCCGCTTCGCGCTAACTTCCCTCCCATCACAGGGAGATGCCTATGCCCGTTGAGCTGGTCGCTGAGGAAGAATTTGAGACCGAGACGCCCCGGCTGAGACTGGTGCGCCCGGAGGATGAGCCGGTGTATGCGGAGCCGGCGTATGCCATGGCGCCGCGGCTGCCGGAGCCCAAGCGACAGATTGACGAGCAGGTTCTTCAGGTGATGGGGGTGCTGGCCCAGGTGCTGGCGGTCCGGATCATGCTGCTGCTGAGCGTCATCGGGACGTTCGCGCTGGCGTGGCGGGCGATGTCGGCGCCGACGCCGATGGCCCTGATGGTGGTCCTGCTGCTCGCGGTGAGCACGGTTGGGCCGCTGACGTTCTTGGCTCAGCGTAAGACCTGATGCGATGAAGGACACCGACACCAAGCAGCGTCGCGGCGAACGGGCCGATGCGATCTGGCTGAGGGCCACGGGCCGGGATGGCGATCGACCCTCCTCCGCCCCGGCACGCGAGCCGAAGACGATCACCCGGCGGCAGGAACGAAAGCCCAGGAGATCCTAAATGGCGTGGCCTCACACATTCGCGGCTCTGACCGGCCCGCTGCCCCTGAGCTATTTGGATGACAACTTCGCCGCGGCAGCCTTCGCGTCGGATCTGACTGCGCTTACGGCAGTGGTCGCCGCGCTCCCCTCTGACACGACGCCGCTGAAGCCGGTGGCCGGCGGTGCGGACGGGGCGAGCGCTGAGCTTTCCCGGGACGATCACCAGCACCCGCCCCAGTCCGCGCTCCCGACGATCAACACCGGGGCTGTGACCGTGATTTCGGCCATGGATGGCGCGGTGCTGGAGCACAACAACACGACGGGCGCGACCTACACGTTCGACGCCACGATCACCGCCGGGTGCAGCGGCCTGATCACCCAGATCAACACCGGACAGATCACGTTCGCGGCGGGCTCCGGCGCGTCGATCCGGCAGGCGGACAGCTACACGAAGACTCGGGCCCGATGGTCGGTGGTCTCGTGGTACTGCCGGGCCAACTCCGGGGGCTCTGCGGCGGAGATCGTCCTGGCCGGTGACATGGCCGCATAATGCCGGTCCCCACGTCCTTTGGCGTCTACGCCTCCGCCGGCTCGGCTTCGGCCCCGCGATCGTTCTCGATCTCGCCGGCGGTGTCTGGCCAGAGCACGTGGGATCTTGATGTCGATGGGCCGTTGGCGCTCTCGACCGCGGGCACGTGGACGATTGTCCCCACATCCACCTTCATCGTCAGCACCAAGGCATGGGGCGGCGGCGGCGGCGGTGGTGGCGCGGCAGGCAAGGGCGGCGGCGGCGGCTTTGCCGGCGGCGAAGTCCAACTCACCAGCGGCGTCTCCTACACCCTGACCGTTGCAGGGCCCGGCATCTACAACAGCAGCTTGGCCGTCGTCGGCGGCGGCGGTCGAGCGGGACTCACCGGCGGCCTGCGTGGAGCCAGCGGTGGCGGCTACAGCGGGGTCACTGCTGGAGCGACAGACATCCTTATGGCCGGTGGCGGCGCGGGCGGCGCCTATGGCGGGGATGGCGGCGCGGGCGGCGGCGCAAGCGGCATTGATGGTTCGCCTTACGATCCGGGCGCCACGGACTTTGGTGTAGGTGGATCCTCGTCATCGGGAGGCGCTGCGGGAACCGGGGGCAGCGGTCAGACTGCTGGTTCTGCGCGGCAGGGGGGAGGGGCTGGTAGCCTCGGCGGCGGCGGCGGCGGCGGCTACTTTGGCGGCGGTGGCGGCGGCTACGATGGTGGCGGCGGTGGCGGCGGTGGCGGTGGTGGATCCGGCTACGCCAACCCGGTCAGCGTCGGCTCCCCGGTCCTGACCGCAGGCAGTGGCCAGACGCCCGGAAACAGCGCAGATGGGGACCGCGGGACGGCGGGAAATGGCGCCGCGGTGCTGGGCACTGGCAACCCCGGGACGCTCCGTTTGGCCTGAGTAGCGCGTTGGCGCATCTGCCCCTATAGTCCCGCTCATCCGGGGCCAATCAGGGGGCTGATTTCGTGAACGTCCAAGACATCACCGGGGGCAGCACCTGGGCGATCGCCGCAGCCGCCTTCTCCAATCCCATGTACCTGAACTCCCCGCTGGGGGCGACGGACAACTCGGTTGCGACGGGGTTCCAAATCACGCCCGGCGGCTCTGTCGTGATTGGGTTCTCTGGGGATCACTCTGGCCAGACAGTAGAGCACCAGCAGACCATGGACCCTAGCGGGGCGTCTGGATGGTTTGCAGTTTTGGGGTGCCCGAACTCTGGCGGCGCTCCAACTTCATCTGGAAGCGATGCCGACGCGACCTATGTTTTCCCGTGCACCGGCGTCTTGCATCGGATCAAGGTGACGGCGCTCGCCTCCGGAACGATTGAGGCGCGGATCCGGTTGGAAAGCGAATCGTTTTCGGATGCGGTCAGCGCAGCTACCGGACTTGCCACCGAGGCCACCCAGCTAGATGTTCTTGCTGCGCTGGAAACGGTCCCGGCCTACCTGCCTCCCGAGCCGGTCGTCCCCTCGACGGACACGACCCTCACCCCCGGAACGATCAACCTCTCAGCGGTAAGCGGCGACCAGACGCTTGTCAGCGCGACGGCGGCGCAGAGCACGCGGGTCCACCGCCTGTTCGCCACATTCACCGGCGGCGCCTCGGAGAGCCTCGTCACTGTCAAGAGCGGCGCCACTGCCATCGGCTACTTCCGGGTGCCGACCGCCGGTCTGGTGGTCGATCTGGAGTTCAGTTCGTACTGGCACTACAAGACCGCGAACAACGAGGCTTTCATCCTCAGCCCATCGGTCGCGCTAAATATCGCGGGCTCGTTCCAGTACGTTAAGGGCGCCTAAGATGGGCAGCTACATCATCGGCGGCGCAGGGACGCCGGGAAATTTCAACAACCCCGGCGAGGAGTACATCGGTTTCAGTTCGACCGGCACGACGCTGGTCAATCTGGCCGCCGCCGGGAGCACCAACACCAAGGGATCGTGGACGAACGTGGGCACCGCGTCCGGCGCGCTGTTCCACGGCGTCATCGTGCTCATCGCCAATGCTTCGACGGCTGGTGCAGGCTTCGCCATCGACATCTCGTTCGACAATGACGTTACGACGCACATCCCCAACCTCTATGCGGAGGGGGCTACCGGATCAATCCAGTACGTCTATCTCCCCCTCAACGTGCAGACCGTGGCCACCGCCAACTATGTGCGGGCGCGAGTGCAATCTTCGACAGCTTCAGCCACGATCAACATCGGGATCATCGGCCTGCTCAACAACGACAATCAGGCTCGCACGCTCTGGAACACCATGGTCGCCGAGACGGCTACGGTCTCCGGCGCCACGCAGCCCGGCACGGCGGACATTGCGGTCGGCTCACCTGGGTCTTATGCCGACGTGGACGCTTCCGCGTCGCAGTCCTTCGGTTGCGTCCTGCCGTGCGTCACGAACGGCGCGACGGGCGGTGAGCCTGCTGCTGTCCAGCCGCAGCTTGTCACCTACGCGACCGGGAACTCGGGGGCGGAGGTGGCCATCGCTACGCGCCCGTTCTCCCGCTCCACGGCCTCGCCGCGTCTTTCCGGAAACTACGGCAACGTCATCTATGTTCCGATCGCAAGCGGGACGAAGGTGCGCGCCAAGGCAAGCTCGGCGTCCCCCGGCGCTGGTCCCAGCACCCTTCGCATCGGCTTCTACGGGTTCTACTAAATGACGCTCTCGCTGATCGGACCGTCTGCTGGGTGGAATGGCACGGCGGGGTCCGGCTACGGGGCGCCGTATGAGCCAGTTCCGACGTCAGGAACTCGCGTCGATGCCCAAGCCTTTATCCGGCAGATATTCGCGCCGAACCAAGTCTTCTCCACCGACACCTCGATCTTCGTTGACGCCAACGCGCTCGGCGGAATTTCGGAGGTGGTGGCCTACTGCGAAGGTGTCGCCGTCTCGGTCACGGCGGAGGAGTGGTACGACTTCAATGACGTGAACGGGGTTGCCAAGCGGATCTACGGCTACGGGATCACGCTGGACTACAGCCTGTTCTCAGCCAGTGCGACGGGCACCGCCAACGTCTACTTCAAGGCCGTCCCGACCAATCCCTCCATCGCCACGCGGGTCATCGGCCCGTTCGCTTTCCATCCGCGTGCCTCGGTGTACGCCGGTACGCGGACGGTTGGCGCGGCAGGCAACCACACGACAATCCAGGCGGCCCTCAACTGGATCACGGTCAACTCCCCGACCGCGCGCAACTACCGCATCCTGCTTCTGGACAGCGGGCAGTACAGCCTTCTCGCCAGTGCCTCGACGTTCTCCGGCGCGACGATGTGGACGACAATCGAGGCGGACACAGGCGTCACGGCCACGATGACGGCGGGCGCCACTCGCACCTTTATGCGCCTGAAGTACGACGGCATCCGGTGGGCTGGCGACGGGATTGTGTTCGACGCGGCGCTGTCCACAGGTCTTGTGACCGAGTCGGGCGGCGCCTCCCTTTGGCTGGATGGCGTGACGCTGATCCAGACCGGGGGCCGCAACGCGGTATTTGACGGCCTGCCGCCGACATCGTTCTGCGTGGCGATGGCCTCGGGTTCCGCGTCGAACTGGTACGCGACCGATCTGAGCATCAGCGACGCGCATAAGGGCCTCAACGCCTTTGAGCTTGTCCGCGGCGCTCGCATCTCCACGCTCTCAGAGGACGCGCTGAAAAGCGTCCGCTACGTCCATGACGTGGTTGTGGACGATGTGAGCCCCTACGATCCCGGCGTTGGTTTGGCCTCGCAGGTTCCGGCCCTCGACATTGCCTATTCCGGCGCGGGCACCCCAACGGTCGAGGTGACAGGGGCGCCCAACTCCACCAGCAGCCGCTCGTTGCAGGTCAAAGTGGATGGCGTTGCCGTTGGCGCAGCCCTGACCCTGACCAACCCGACGTACTCCGCGACGGGATCGGGCTTCACGACCTGGGCGACAGTTGCCGCGCACATCGACGCCCTGACGGACTTCACAGCGACCGTCGTCACGGCGGGAAGCCAGCGCCGGGCTTTCAGCGCCAGCAAGGCGGGACTGACCCCGACGCAAAGCCTGACTGGCGCAAACGTCCTGACCTTCACGGCAGGCGCAGCGCAGATGACATCCATCTTCGATGTCCATGCCGACGCGAGCCAGTTGTTCAGCACGGTCACGAATTACGGCCTGCGGTTCGCCCGTTTCCTGCAAATGAACGGGCAGGGGTTCTTTGTTGATCACACCGCGACCACGCTGACGGACTGCTCATTCCGCAACCTGATTGTCGATGGCGAGGGTAACAGCCAGCTTTTTGGCACTGCCCGACATGTTCTGATCTCCGAATTTTCGTTCGAGACGCAGACGTTCATCCTCGGCACCGGGGACAATTACGCGCCGGACGCGTGGTGCGAGATTTCCAGCGTGTCGGCAGACGCTATGGTCTGGTCGGGCGCTGCGGACGGTGACCTAGCGCTGAGCTACATCAATACGATGTCCGGCGCCCCGCCTAGCGGGACGACCAACGCCACGTCCTACTCGACCGACATCTACCAGGACGCCGCGATCTTCAACTTTTCGCCTGTAGTGGACGGCAACTTGCTGACCGGCGGCGGGGATTATGTCGGTGCGCTGCTGCCTGACGGCTCGTGGAACACTGGCGCCAGCTACACGCCTGTCGCCCCGACGCTCTATACGATGACGCTGAGCGCTTCGACCGTTCAGGTAGACGGCTCGATCACGGTCACCTTCGCCCTCGACCAACCGGCTGACGCGACCACGACGATCACACCGGCGAAGTCCGTTGTGACGGGCGCGTTCTCCCCGACGACTGTGGTCATCGCGATTGGCGAGACGACGGGTGTCACGACGTTCACCCCGACCAGCTCAGGCACCTCCGCGATCAGCGCCACCAACGATCAGTCTCTTGCCAATCCGGCGAGCCAGAACCTCGTCGTCACTGCCCTGCCGGGTCCGTACACCCAGACGCTCGGCGCCTCGAGCATTGTGGTCAGCACGCCGGTCATCATCACCTACACGCTGTCCGGCCCCCGCGATGCAGATGCGGTCATCACGCCGGCGAGCACGCTTGCGGGGTCGTTCAACCCTCCGACCGTGACGATACTCGCGGGGCAGTTGACTGGCGTCACGCTCTATACGCCATCGGTCGGTGGCGGAGCGTCGTTGATGGCAACCAACGATTCGTCCCTCATTGACCCTGAGGCCGCTGTTTTGCAGGTGCTTCCCAGAAGTGTTCAGGCTGGGGCGCTAATCAAGTACCGGATCCGCACGTGAATCGGCAGGCGGCAGTGATGGCGCGAGGCACTGGGCGCGCGACCTTGGCCATGTGTTGGCCAAACGACCGGCGCAAGGTACAACCTGTGGCAGTGACAAGTCCGTGGTGGGGGGCCCTCGTGGACGAAGAAGCGTATCGGCAGATTGTGCTCGAGATCGAGCATACCAAAGGCGCCCAGTCCGCCCATGAACAGGTGTGCGAGCAGCGCTACCTCAGGATTGGCACTGCTCTGGAGCAGCATGGCCGTGACATCACCGAGATCAAGGACTCGCTGAAGGTCGCGATCAATCGCGGCGCGGCGGCGGCATGGGGCGCGAACTGGAAAGCCTGGGGCATCGCCGGGTTCCTGTTCGTCGCCCTGCTGGGCGCTTTGTCGTGGACCGCCGGCCAGCTATACGCGCTCGAGCCGGGGCGCATCGCGGCGGAGAACGCCAAGAAGTAGGCCGGGGGGCCCATGCGCAAGTTCATCGGCTGGGTCCATCAGGTCACGTGCGCGCTGTGGGCGGAGTTCGTCCGCAACCCGCGCCTCTACGCGCTGCTCGCCGGGCAGCCCATCATCCTCGCCACCATCATCTGGATCGTGACCATCGTGTCGCAGGCCCGGTGGAATGAAGCGGCCATCCAGCTCGACATCCTGAAGTGGCTGATCATGGCGCTGGCGGTGACGCACGCGATCGTGGCGATTGCCATGGCCGCGGTCCGGGTCAAGGGGACCGGGCCGGGCGGCTTCTCGCTGGACGTAGGCGGAGATGATGACGATGATCAGCACTCGGTAGACGCGCAGATTGAGGGTCAGGTGACCATCACCCCGGAGGCCAAGACATGAAACCGACGTGGCTGGCGATAGCCGAGGACCAGATTGGGACTGCGGAGATCCCGGGGCCCAAGTCCAATTCTAAGATCATGGCGTGGGCGGCCAAGGTCCGGTCGTGGCTGGGGATCGACTACACCGACGACGCGGTGCCCTGGTGCGGCGTTTTCGTAGCTATGTGCATCCAAGGCGCCGGGTACACGCCTCCGAAGATTGCCATCCGCGCCAAGAGCTGGGCGCTGTTCGGGGAGCCGCTTCAGGACGGGATCCTGGGCGCCATCCTCGTGTTCGAGCGGCCCGGCGGTGGTCATGTCGGCTTCTATGTGAGCGAAACCAGCACCGCCTATCAGGTGTTGGGCGGAAACCAGAGCGACAAGGTGGGCTACACGTGGATCGCCAAGGCGCGGTGCGTGGCCATCCGCTGGCCGCACGGCGCCCCGAAGACCAAGCCGGTGCGGTTTGCGCAGGCCGGCGAACTCAGCCAGAACGAGGCGTGACATGACGGCGATCCTGGGCTTCCTCCTGTCCCGCAACGGGGCACTGTCCATCCTGATCGTGGGGCTGCTGGCGACAAGCTGCGTGCAGACGGCCCGGGTGAAATCGCTGAAGTCCGATCTGGTGGACGCGAAGGCCCTGCTCTACGTGCCGGACAGCAAGCCGCGGGAGACGTGGCAGGCGACGGCGGTGCGGGCCCGGAAGGATCTCGAGACGTGCCGGGGTAGCAACGAAACCCTGTCTGGAGCCCTCGATCTCCAGAACGCGGCGCTGGAGGCCCAGAAGGCTGACGGGCTACGTCGGGCCACGGAACTGGCTCGAGCCCTACAGGCCGCGAAAAAACAGGCATCGGCGGCCCAATCCGCTGCTGACCGCATCCTGGCTTTCCGGTCTGACACTGCGGACCAGTGCGCGAAGCTTCTGGAGGTGGATGCTTTGGTGAAGGAGTCGGTTCGATGAAGATCAGCGAGAGCGTGGAGAATGCGATCGGGATTGCCGGGGTGGTGGCGCTCCTGATCATCATCCTGCTGGCAGCCTCCGGGTGCGCGACGCCGGTTGCGCGTGAGCCCAAGGTGGTGGTCAAGGAGGTGCAGGTGCCGGTGCTTCGGTCCTGCGTGCCGAAGGACATGCCGGAGCCCGGAGCCTATGCGGACGACGTGCCGGGCAAGGACGCGGCGGAGCGGTTCCAGAAGGCGGCGGGGGCCAACCAGCAGCGGAAGGCTCGACTGGCCCTGATCGAGCCGGTTTTGGCGGCTTGCCGATGACCCCCGGAACCCCTAAGTAGGAATCTGATCTCCGGAGCGGCAACGCCCTCGGTGGTCTAGGCAGCGGGCCTCGTTCCTCACGGAGCGGGGCCCGTATCCGTTTCAGAGGTCTCGGAACATCTGGTTCAGGACCGAAGCCGTCAGCGTCGGGTGGCCCGGCATGTGGGGCTCCGGCGGCCCGCTCACCTCGTACTGGTAGTCCGCGAGGATCGCGAGGGCACAGTCGATCGCGCCCACCGCCTGCCGCACATGGCCGATGCCCTGCCGCAAGCCGCCAATCTGACCGTCCACGGCCCGGGACAGCATGTTCTCCCCGCCGGTCTTCTTCTTGATCCGGTCCCGGCCCTTGGCCAGCCGGGTGATTGCCTTCTCCGTCTCAGCGATGTTGGACAGGGCCTCGCGCTTCTGCGCTTGGATGGCCCGGGTGATCTCGCCCACCACGTCCATGCGCTCGAGGTTGATCCCCGGGTTCTGGAGGATCTGGGTAAGCCGGGCGGTGATCAGGTTCATGCCCTCGGCCTCGGCCAGCCCAGCCGGTTCCTCTGAGGTCTGGCCGGTCCGGTCGTAGGTCTCCCGCTTGGCCGGGTCGCGGAGCACGGTCAGGGCACGCATGGTGGCGTCGAACCTGTCCCGGTCGCCGCCTTTGTCCGGGTGGTGCTGCTTGGCGGCCCGGCGCCCGGCGGCTTCGATCTCGGCCTGGGTCGCATCCGGCGAAAGCCCGAGGGTCACGTACAGGTCACTGCTCATCGGGGGTCCTCACGTCCTTGTTGCCGGTCAGACTCTCAGCCAGCCGGAAGCGTCCGCACCAGTGGTCGTTCGAGACGGTCACTCGTGTCGGGCCTTCGCGGCACGATAGCCACGACGTTTGCCCTTGCTCGCGCTGGCCCCACTCGCACTGGTCACATCGACGGTCCACAGGCATATTCCTCGCGTTCAAAGGGGACAGAGATGGCAAGCAAAACACCCGCTCCGGCGCCGGACTTCACCAAAATGCGCAAGGCCAAGCCGCCGACCATGAGCGCGAAGACCATGAAGTCGATCGTCTCCGGCGCCACCAAGGTCACCTCCAAGCTCAAGATGAAGGGCAAGGTGAAGGATCTCGACAAGGACGGGGACTCCAAGAAGGACACCGACAAGGACGGGATGTAGGTCGGGCGTCAGGAAACCCCCACGTCCGCAAACATGCCGCCGTCATTGTGAAGGCGCCGAAGCGCAATCGCGGCGTAGTCCGGATTCAACTCACACAGCACGGCGTTTCGCTGAAGGCGGTCGGCCACCAGCCCCGTCGTCCCGGCCCCGCCGAACGGGTCCAGCACCGTGCCGCCGACCGGACAGCCCGCGAGGATGCAGGGCTCGATCAGTTCGGGCGGATAGGTGGCGAAGTGGGCTTCCTTGAAGGGCTGAGTGGCGACGTTCCAGACGCTGCGCTTGTTGCGCGTTCCGACCAGATCGCCGGCCTCGACCTTGGCACGCTCGCGCTCCGCGAAGCTGACCAGCCCCGCCTTCGTGCGGAACCGCTCCTCGCCTTCCTCGTAGGCCGTCTGGCCCTTGTGGGTCTTGTTGCCTGCTGCCCGCCGACCGCCGACGGCCTTCATGGCGCCGTTCGTCTTACCGGGGACGCGCTCGGACCCAGCGTGGCCTTCGACGTTCTGCGCCAGCCGCGCAACCGAAGCCTCGCCGAGCGGTTCTGCAATCGCGTCCGCGTCGAAGTAGTAGCGCGGCCCCTTGGACAGCAGGAACACGTACTCATGCGCCTTGGTGCAGCGGTCGCGCACGCTCTCCGGCATGGGGTTGGGCTTGGCCCAGATGATGTCTTGGCGCAGATACCAGCCGTCCGCCTGGAGGGCGAAGGCGACGCGCCAGGGGATGCCGATGAGGTCTTTGGGCTTAATGCCGGCGATCTTCGATGTGTCGCGCTTCGTTGCGTGCCCAGCATCCAACGTTTCTCGATACTTGCCAGAAGCGCCGTTAACGCCGTTCAGACCGCTCTTGGCGCTAACGCCCTTGGTCGTGTTTCCGGGTGGGCTGCTTGCGTAGCTATCCCCCAGGTTCAGCCAGATCGTCCCGTCGTCGCGCAGCACCCGGCGCACTTCGCGGAACACCGACACCAGCTGAGCGACGAACGCCTCCGGGGTCTCCTCTAGGCCGATCTGCCCGTCGTGGCCGTAGTCGCGGAGGCCGAAGTACGGGGGTGACGTGACGCAAGTGTGGACGCTGCCTGCCGACATTTCGCGGAGTTTGTCGCGGCAATCACCGATGATGACCGACACAGCCATCACTCGTCCTCCAGCCCGGCGACCTTGCGACCCAGGTCCGTGATCTTTCGCTCCTCGTCCAGCCACGTGCGCTTGACGCAGGACCGGATGGTGGCCTCCCTGCCCGCGATCGTCTCCCGGGGCGTGGGCGGCTCGAACGAGGCCCGGTAGCCCGCGGCCACCAGTTGGAGCACCTCAAGCTGCTTGGGGCTCACCTTGCCGAACTTGCGCCGGCGGTTGGCGGCCTTGTCGAAGTCGAGGCGCCGCTTCAGGTGAAGCTGGGCCTGCACGGCAGCGATGGCCGGGCCGATAGGCTCGATCTGGCCAGAGGCCCACCTGTCCAGAGTTGATTCGGACACGTCCAGCCACTCCCGGGCCTTCTTGCGCCAGCCTTCCCCGAACAGTTGCTCGAGCGCGAACCGGAACTGGGCGGCGTTCATCCGTCGATCTCCACGTGCCAGACCCCATCGGGGCCGCGGACAGCATCCATGGCGCCGAACAGGGCCAGCCCCGGCACAAACGGGCGCGGTTCCGCAGCCGGGGCATAGAGAGCCTCGTTCACGGCGGCCTTCATCCCGGCCTCGGCGTCTGCAATGTCCATTGGCCAGCCCCTACAGGCTGGGGGCGTGACGGACTTCCCGCCCGGCGCCGACGCTGGGCCGCGCCAGATCAGGCCGGGTACGCAGCCAGTCCTGCACAAACCACAGTTGGCCGCAGCCGCCGCCGATCGTGTCCTGCCCGGCAGGGTCGAACACCCGCACGTCATAGCCGCGCGTTACCAGCTTGGATCCGAACTCGGTGGCCAGTGTCCGCTGGTGGTCGTTGGTCGCGGCCATGCCCTCGTTGCGCTCGCACACGACCGAGACCGTGGCGCACCAGACCCTGGGGTCGAACAGCGCCAGCAGCCGGTCCGCATCGTCGCAGTCCGAATTGCCGTCGTGGGCGCAGTAGTTGAAGAACGGGTGGCGGCCAGTCGCAGCGAACCACTTCTCGCCCTCGACGGCGATCTCAGGCAGCGTGAGCTTCGCCTTGAACGGGATCAGATTGTTCCGGGCCTCGTCGGTGGACTCGTGGACCGAGAACTGAAGGCCGACCGTGGGCACCTTGACCGACAGCGCACGCACCGCCTCGTAGTCCACGCGCGGCGCAGACGTGGAGATCAGGAGCGCGGCGTTCGGGTAGGACAGGCGCAGGCGCTCAATCGCCGGGCCCAGCTCCTTCAGGTTCAGGAGCGGCTCGCCCATGGACATGAACATGATCTGGAGGCGGCCCATCGCCCACGGCAGGACGCCCTCGGCGGCCTCTGCCGTCTCCAGGCAGTGCTGCGCCTGACTGACGATCTCGTCCTCAGTCAGCGACCGGACGAAGGCGTCGCCGGCGCCGCAGAATCGGCAGCCGACCGGGCATCCGCTCTGGGTCGAGATGCAGATCACCGTGCGCTCACGGTAGGTCGGGTAGCGGTACAGGACCGCCTCAGCCACCGCGCTCTCGTTCGAGAACACGAACTTGATCACGCGCTCCGCATCGTCATCGACGCGCTTGATGTCGGTCCACATGGGGGAATCTCCGTTGTCTAAGGGTCTAGGCGCATCACGTATGAACCGGGTCGGTGGAGCCGTCAATATGCGGGTTCACTGGCCTCGTTCGATTTCGATGAACCGCCCCTCGTCCCGGGAGAACTGCATCTTCACGCCGCCGGGTTTGCCTATTTGGTCGTGATACCTCGACTTCAAACATTTAATTATGGTGTCCGTCGCCGTGGTCCGGTGCACCACGATCCCCAGGTCCGCCTTGTTGTTCCAGTGAGCGGAGTCGGAGATGTCGTAGAGGTCCGGCATGGGGAAGGTCCCGTCCGCCTTGCGCTGGAGCTTCGACGGGTGGGCCACCACGATCAGGTGGTAGTTGAGCTTCTTGGCCGACTTCTTCAGGGTCTTGATGGCCCGGCCTGTGTACTCAGTCAGGGTCTCGTCCCGCTTGCGGAGGTGATCCATCTCGTTCCAGGGGTCGAGCACCACGATCTCCACGCCATGGCGCAGAACCGCGGCCTCGATCTTGTCCGTTACCCAGTCGAGGGTGGGGTCATCATCCTCGTCGGGCACGAGGAACAGATGGTTGCGGTCCACCCAGTCGTCCGCAGCCTGCCGCTGCTCGTCGGTCAGGTCCACGTTCCGCGTGCGATTGTACCAGCGGCGGAAGGCCCGCTTGTGATCGACCTGAGGGTCCTGCTCGAACGAGGCCCAGGCCACCCGCACGCCGTAGCGCTCGACCACCCGGCACACCACGTCTTGAACGAAGGTCGTCTTGCCGTGTGAGGGCACCCCGGTCCAGACCGAGAAGTCCCCGGTACGCAGCCGGCAGTGCTCCCCGAAGGCGTCGAATTGGATGTCGTAGATCCGCCGGGGCTTGGGCGGGGGCAACTCGGACATCTTGTAGATGCCGTTGATTGCGATGTAGGGCGCCTTGTCGAGCGTCGCGGCCACACCCTTGGCTCCGTAGTCCTCGAGCACCTCGTTCAAGTCCTTCAGCCGCGCCCGCCCCCGGGCCGCCGGGTCCTTGGCCAAAGGGTAGACCACGTACCGGCATCGGGCCCGGATCAGCAGGCGGCTGAGATCGTGCAGGAGCTGGGAACCGTTCTCGTCCCCGTCCGCGGCGATGATGATCTCCTTCACCCGCTCCCGAGACAGCAGATGGGTCTCGATCGAGTCCAGCCACGCATACTTTGGGCTGCCGATGAGATCCTCGTCCTCCTTGTTCCCGTTCGGGGGAGGGGCGCCGTTTGGCACGGAGATCGTCCGCGGGAAGCCCGACTGGATCGCCGCCGGCGCATCAAGCTCGCCCTCGGTGATCACCAGCGGGTAGTCCAGCAGCGTGTCGTCGCGCAGGCAGTCCTCGTTCCAGGCGATCGGCGCGAGGCCCTTGGGGATGGCAAAGAACTTCCGCTCCCCGCGCAGGGTCCGCCACTTCCGGTACATCTCCACCCCGTTGCGGATGAAGGGGATGGTCAGGAAGTCAGTAGAATCGCGACGGGCGCCGTCGAACCCCAGCCGGTCCAGAAGCTCCACGTCCAACGCCCGGCGCTGAAGGTCTTCCAGCAGGTCGGAACTCATCGTCATCGAAAACGCCCCCTTGGAATTGGCAGTGCCAGCAGAACCAGACGACCGAGTCGGACTTGATCGTCACATGCAGGCATGGGTCTTTCTTCTTCTTCCGATCGGCTGAGCACTGCGGGCACGGGGTCCGATAGTCCGTGCCATGCTCCCTGATCGGGATGCCCTTCTCCCGGGCCTTGTCCCACTTGCTCGCCATCACCAATCAGGCAGGCCGCCAAGCCCGACCTCTGCCTGTGCCGTCACCCAGTTCTCCCACCTCCCGTCTCTCAGCCAGCGCTCCATCGCCGGCACGTACTGGCCCCCGTCTTTCTGGGCGTCGGGGCTGGCGGCGTAGTTGCGGACCGCCTTGGTCAGCACCTCGGTGCCGTGCTGCTTGCCCAGTTGGGTCCAGATCGCCAGCGACTTGGCCTTGCTGGATCGGAGGCGCCCGGCCTTCGGGTAGATTTCCTGCCAGCAGGCATCGAACGCATCCGGGGCATCAGCCACTTCCCGCTCGAGATCAAACAGACTCGCGCCCGTAGGTTCATCTTGTTGGTTAGATCTTGGTTCAAGGGGTGCACGTGGCGCAGGGGGGGTGACGCTCTCCTGCCGGGGGGGGAGTGCGCCACGTGCCGGGGGGGGAGGCAGCGTAAGCGTGATCTCGTCGCTCGATTGCGACCCGTCTTTGCGCCACCGGCTGGTCCGGAGAATCAGTCCGGCTTTTTCCAGGGCCACCAAGCAATCCCGCACGCAACGGATCGAGAGGCACGACTCTTCCGAAAGGGTTTTTTTGGATGGCCAAGCGGTGTCCTCGCCGTTGGCGTGATCGGCCAGCAGCAGAAGGATGCACTTCTGGGGGCCTGTGATTCCGCGCACAGCCTTGGCTGCGTTTAGGGCTCCGCTGCTCATGGCTGGAACCCGGCGACATTGAAATGTGTTGGAGTGCGGGCTAGATTGCCCATTGGCGGCTCCGTGAAAGCTGTCACCCGTTACCGGGGCCCTGAAGTTGTCGCTTCAGGGCCCCTTTTTATCGGCCTAGTTCTACGTGGTGGTCAAGCGGCCCAGCGTGGGCCCAGGCCGATCACTCTCCACCCAGCCAGACACACGAAACCACGGGATGTCGTCAGCCTCCGGGCGCGCGAACACCATATGTAGTGCCGGTGAGCCGGAGAATTGCGGCCATGTGGGTGCGGTCGGTAGTGCAGAAAAAAATTCACACATCGCGAGCATCCTGAAGCTCCACCGGCTGAATGGCACCCAAGACGAGCGACAGCCCGCCAGCGGTGAGCGCGTAGCCCAAGCCCCGGGCGGTGTCGATCGCGGTGTCCCCGATGATCGAGCGCATTCGGCAGACGTGAGTCTTCAGCGCATCGGCGTCCCCGTCCATGGGCAGTTCCGAGATCAGGTCACCATGGGCCACGACCCGACCCTTGGCGGCGTAGAGCACGCGCAGAATCCGGGCGTGGGTAGCGGTAACGCCAAGCCGGGTCATCATGGCGCCAGCCTCGCCATCGGCCATGCGCAGGCCCAGCTCCCGGCGGAGATGGCGGATCTCCTCGTCCTTCACTTCGCAATGGGGGCAGGTCATCGGATCTTCTCCAGAAGCTGCGTGCCGATGTACCGGCAATATGAGGGCGCGATCACGAGCGGCTCCAAAGGACATCAAGGGCGGCTTCAGTCCTCAGGATTGCTCGCCCGATGGCTTCGGGGATTTGCGGGAGGACCGAGTCGCCGAAGGCTTCGACAATGAGACTTGCGGCAGACGTCCCGCGAGGACCGCCGACCGCAATGCGAGTGTCAGCCACCCAGGCGGGTAGCCCATCATCCAGCCGTATGTGACCGGCAAGGTCATCGAGGGACCAGTCAGCCCGGTGCTGGAGAGCAGCGCCGCGATCTGGCGGGCGTAGGCCCACTTGTCGGGCGCCTTGCCCGTCTGCGCTCCGTCCAGAACCGCATCCATCGACGGCGATTTCCGCTTGTCGTAGGCCGGGCTCCAAGCATCCATCCGCTTGTCCCGCTTGGCCGGCGTGGGCAGCGTCTCGTTCGCGACCTGAAGCTGGTGGCGCACGGTCCCCATCCGGCCCGTGTCCCCATGACCGCCCGCCTTCATGTCCGAGGCCCGCGGGGTGCTCATCATCCCGGCGTGGCGATTGTTCTGGTTCTGAAGCTGCGCCAGCACATCGCCCCGGAAGCCCCGATCCGCGTCCGACTTGCGCGGGGTCGCGAGGATCTTCCGAAACGGGTAGGTCGAGCCCGCTCCCCCGCCCGCTCCGTCCTTCATGCCATCCGAAGCCATCGGGGTCGGGAGCATGGCGCCCTCCGCGATGATCGCCCAGGGCTTGCAGCTCTCCCACTTCTGCATCGACGGGGCGGCGAAGTTCGCCTTGGTCGTAGGGGTGTGAAAGCTGGGCGAGGTCGCAGCCGATGAGCCAAGACCGCTTCCGCTCATGGTTGGCGCCGATGTTGTCGCCACCGACCACGAACGCCCAGCAGGCGTAGCCGAGGTTCTCCAGCTCACCGAGCACCCGGTCAGCGCCCCGAGTTCGGAGGTTAGCGCTGTTCTCAAGAGCGAACCAACGAGGGCGGACCTCTCCGATGATGCGGACGGCTTCGAAGAAGAGGCCCGACCGGGCTCCTTCGACGCCGCGGCCCTTGGTGTTGGCGCTGGAGATGTCTTGGCAGGGCGGACTTCCGACGACAACTCGGGGAACAATTCCATCTGCGGCAAGTCGGGCAGCGGTGAGCGTGCACACGTCGTCATAGAGTTTCACTCCCGGATTGTTTTCAGCGTATAGCGCCCGACGCCACGCTTCAGATTCGCACGCCGCGACAGTTTTGAAACCAGCGCGATGAAGGCCCAGGGACCACCCGCCAGCGGCAGCAGAAAAGAGATCAAGCACTTCCATCAGAACATCGGCCCGTAGTGGCGGAGCGTCCGCGCGCCATCGGTGGCCTTCGACGCTTCCTGCCCGTTGATGAGCGGGACGTTGGAAGCCTGAAGCGCCAGCACCCGGTTCACGTGCCTCATGGCGTCGTGGTTGTTGGTGTGGCGCAGGATCGCGTCGATCGCCTCCACGATCTCTCCGCGGCTATGCGCCGGGAACATCTGGCAGATGTCGCGCACGCGCTCCTCGCGGCGCATGACCCGGATCATGCCGATCTCCTGATGGGTGAAGGGCCTCATGGGGCAATGTACCGGCGCAATGAGCGGGCTAACTCGCGGGCGGCCACCCCGGGCTTGCTCGAATACTGAGTGCCGCCCCCGCAAAGTTCCTGATGGCCTTCGCAGTAGGGGTGGCCGGGAAGCGCGCAGGTCAGGGCCATGTCCATCTCGCCGGGCATGTCGCCCAGGATGAAGACGCAGCAGCCCTTGGGCACGGCATGGAAGGGAACCGGGCTCGAGCCGGGCAGCGGCTCTCGCACGATGCCCTTGATCGTCGCACTGGCGCGGGCAGCGACGGACCGCTCCACGTTCGTGGGGTTGAACACCTTCGAGATCGTCTCCGGCTTCTTCCACCCGTCCCGGGCGGCCCGGTCATAGACCGCGGTCTTGGACAGGCCGGTCTTGCGAACGATCTGCTGCATGGAGAACGTCCCGGTCTGGAACATTCGCTTGGCCTCGGCCCAGGCGTGGGGAGGCGCGTCGGGAATCGTCATGGTCTAGGCATCCTCGGGTCAGAGAAGTCCGCCGCGGCTCCCGTAGAGGAGGGCGTCCCAGCGGGGCAGGAAAGGCTTGGCGTGGTGTTGAAGTCCAACCAACCACGCGGCGAAACTGTCGGCGGCGTCCTCAGCCGCCTTGCCGGAAGGAAGTGCGATTCCACACTTCCTGGCCATACGGACCATCTCGGCCTTGTCGGCCTTGTGCGATCCGGTCAGCCGGGTCTTCAAAGTGCGGAGATCTTCTTCCTGAACGATCACGTGCACGTTGTGACGCCGCGCCCAGCGGCGCGCCCAGATCTCCACGTAGCCAGTCATCCCGTAGAGCTTGCGCAGCTTCAGAAGGGTGTCAAAGGGCGTCAGAATGGGCGATTCAAAGATGATGGCAGTCGGCGGCTTCCGATCGGCTAGCGCATCTAGATCCGCGTGAAACAGATCAAGCATCAAGCCGACATCCGTGCCCACATTTTCGTAGGTCCAAGCTCCGGTCTCAGGGCGCGTCTCACCCGTGCCGGCGGTCCAGCCGGTGCAGCGCGATGAGGTGTCGAGGCCCCAGATCATAGCGGCCCCAGCACCCACCAAATGCCGAGCACGATCAGGGTGCAGGAGGCGAGGAACGAAGTTGCCGACCAGTGCATCCACCATGCACCGTCCGGGTGGAGCTTCTCCCCTTCCCGGGCAAAGGCCCACGACCATGCCCAGGCCCAAAGGAAGGCCGCCCCCGAAATGAGAGCGGCCCCCAGCGGCAGCCATATTGGCAGCGGGATCGACACTTACGCCTCAGCCTCGCGGCGCTTGTTGATCTCCGCGGCTCGAGCCATCGACTTGCCGATCTGCTCGAACCCCATCGTGATGCCCTGCTCCCAGGCTTGGAGGCGTTCGGGCGGCACGTTGTTGGTGGCAGGATCCGGGTCGCCGCCGCGCAGGGCCACGGCGAGGGCGATGCCGGCCCACCGGGCGTCGTCTTCCACGAGCGACACGTCGCCCTTGCTGGTCTTGACGCCGAACAGGTCGAGTTGGTCTTGGTCCGGCTCGCCGGTGACCGGGAGGTGGCCCACGCGCCGGATGAAGGTCCGAGCCTTGGCGTCGTCTTCCTGCTCGTGCCGGGCCTTCTGCTCGTCGCGAAGTTGCTCGTCGATATACTTCAGCGGGTGGCCATCGGCCTTGATCTCGTTGCGCAGGCGCTGGCGCGTCTTGCGGATGCCCCGCATCTTCTCAGCCAGCTCGTCCAGGCTTTTGTCGATCGACCGATGCTGCTGAAGCTGGGTGGCCAGCAGGTCGGCGCGGTCTTCAGCGGTCAGCGGCGGCGGCGGATTGTTGTCGAGGTGGTTGCCCAGATCGTCTTCGGGCGGTGCGGCTTTTTTGGCCATGGGGGATCAGTCCTTGCTGTTGGTGAGAGAGTCGATTGCGTCCGAGACCTTGCGGAGATTCGCGAGATTGGGTGCGACCCCGTTCGCCCATGCGGACCACGTGGCAGGCCGCAAACCAGCGTGACGCATCACGGCGGAGACCTTCAGGTTGGCCGCAAAGATGCGGGACTGTAGGGCGACGACCTCGGGATAGGGGCTTGCCATGACCGTTTCCTGCGACGTAACGACAAAACGGTCAACCGAAAAAACATGACGGTTGACGCGCATTCCGGGCCGGGCGTATGACGAGATGCCTAGACCCTGAGAAGCGGAGATTCTTGTGACCAAGCCAGACCTGAAGGTGGTTTCCCAGACGCCGGAGAGCGACGTGGCGAAAGCCCAGCGCCTGCGGAGGGAAGCCGCGGAGATCGAGACCCTCATTCTGCGGGGAGCGCTGGAGACGGCGGCGGCAATGGCCACCGGCCTGCGCGCGTCGGCGGAGCTGGGCATCGTTCTGCCGGGGGTCCAGAACGAGTTGGTCCGCATGGCCGACGACATGGAACAGCGGCTGACCACGATCAGCCAGATCATGGGGCGCCTGTCGTGACCGAGACGTTTTTCCGCAAGGCTCTGCTCGATGACAAAGAGACGGAGATCGAGGTCGAGATCGCCGTGCACAGTTGGGGATGCTCGGCGCACATGGGGTCATTTTCCTACGCCGGGCACCCAGCCGAAGGGCCGGAGGTGGAGATCGTCAAGGCGTGGCGGCTGGATCAGGCGAACGACCGGAACGCGCCGGACATTCTCGCCAGCCTGACGGACGCCGAGCGCGAGCGCATCGAGACGGAGTTCTGCGAGAACCCGCCCGAGCCTGAT